GGTTTGATATTTTTTGGAAGGGAATGCTCGTCGCGCTGATCGGTGTCGTTGCCGGCTTTTTCTTTATCGGCACTTTCGGCGCACTGTTTCTCGTTAGGCTTTTGGTCTTTCCCGGATGAGCCGGATTTGCGATCACCATCTGATTTCTGTTGTCTCTGATGTCGAAGGGCAATGTGATCTTTGCGATTGCTTGGTGCCGCTCAACACCATTCTCTATCGAGACGGTCGCCGGTATCGTTTTCAGGCGGGAGCAATTAAGGATCGTACAGAATTTCACCCGGCCCGACTTGGATGGCCAGAAATTGCGCCCGGCCTTTGGCGCGCGCCTGACACACTATGAGCCCCTTCGACGCCTATCGCGATCCCGAAGCGCGCAAGCTAATGATCGACTTCGTTTGTCACCAGCGCCGCATCATGCCGCCGCGCGCGGTCGCTGCGCTGCGCGAGCTCAATCATGTGGGGCTGGCCTATATCTACCGCGATGCGGTGCGGTCGACGCAATACAGCGCCAATGAATACGACTACGATCCTTGCGCGGTTAGGTGATCAAATGGGTTTTCTTTCCCCGAGCATGCAGACGCCGCCCGCACCGCCGCCGCCTCCTCCGGCGGCCACGCCGCCGATATATGCCGGTTCCGACGTGCAATCGAGCGCCGCCGGCGCCAAGCGGCGCATGCAGGCAGCGGCAGGCGCCGGCTTTGAAAACACCCTCTTCACCGGACCACAGGGCGCGGCTTCCGGCCCGACCGCCAAGCAGCAGCTGCTCGGGACTTAAAGCTTTTGCCAATCTCGGCCGAGAAGATCGCACGCTACGAGCGCGCGTCACCGTTGTTGCTTGCCCTAGAGCAGCCGCAAGCTCCGCCCGAACATACGCGCGAGGATCTCGCCGAGGAATGGAGCCGCGAGCGCACTCACCTCGAAGCGCGGTTGATGATGCAGCGCTCCTGGCGGTTTTCCTGGATCGAGCATTGGGCGCTCATCGCGCAATACGGCAATCCGCGCCGCAGCCTTTGGCTGAGCCAAGGCGGAGTCGACCAGCCGGTGCCGAATTCGATGGTGCGCGGGCTGCCGATCAGCCAGGCGATCGTCGACCCAACCGCGACTTATGCCGCGCAGGTGTGCGCCGCCGGCATGAAAGAGGGGCTGATGAGCTCCTCGCGGCCGTGGTTCAAGTTTAAGCCCGGCCTTGCCAACTTCGAATTAGATCGGCCCGGTCAGCTTTGGTACGAAGCGCTTGAGGATCGCGTCTATACGGTGATGGCCGAGTCGAACTTCTACGACATGGCCACCCAGCTTTTTAGCGATTTGGTCTGGTTCGGCACCTCGCCGATGCTGATCTACGAAGACGAGGAAGACATCATTCGCTGCTACGTTCCGGTGGTCGGCGAATATTATATCCTGGTCGGCTCAACCTTCCGCCCCGAGGGCCTCGATCGGCAATATGTTCTGACTGTCTCTCAGATGGTCGAAGAATTCGGACTGAGGGCCTGTCCGTCTGACGTGCAGCAGCTTTGGGAGCAGAAAGGTTCTGCACTCGAGCGCGAGTTTATTATCGCGCATGCGATCGAGCCGAATTTCCCAATCCAGCGCGACGGCGACCAAACTGAAGTCGGCGTAATTCCAGGCGGTTTTGCCTACCGCGAGGTCTATTGGGTTTGGGCGCGCGCTTCCGATCAACCGCTTTCCAAGCGCGGCTTTAAGGATCTGCCGTTCATCGCGCCGCGCTGGGCCGTAAACGGCAATGATCCGTATGGCAGCAATTGTCCGGGCATGATCTCGCTCGGCGACGTCATGCAACTGCAGCAAGAAACGCGGCGCAAGGCCGAGCTGCTCGAGAAGGTGGTGCGGCCGCCGCTCAACGCGCCGATCGAATTAAAGAACCAGCCGAGTTCGATGCTGCCCGGTCATCTGAACTACACGACCGACACCAGCAAGGGCATTCAGCCGATCATCAAGGTCGATCCGCAAGGAATGCCCGGCATCACCGCCGACATCAAGGAGATCCAGACCCGCATTAAGACCGGATTTTTCAACGACCTGTTTTTGATGCTGGCCCAGGCCACCAAGGACATGACGGCCTACGAGGTGGCACAGCGGCAGCAGGAAAAGCTCACGGTGCTCGGGCCGGTGATCGATCGCTTTCAGAACGAGGGCGCAAGCCTCGCGATCAAACGAATTCTCGCGATCATGATGCGCAAGAAGCTGCTGCCGCCGATGCCGAAGTCGCTCATTGGCATCCCGATGAAAATCGAATATATCGGCATGCTTTATCTCGCGCAGAAAGCGGCGCGCACGGCCTCGACGGAGCGCTTCGTCAAAATGGTTCAAGAGGTTTCGAGCGTCCATAACGAGGCGGTCGACATTGTTAACTGGGACGAAATGCTGACCGAATATGCCGATGACCTCTCGGTGACGCACAAGGCGATCAACGACAAGGATACGATCGACAAGATCCGGGCAATGCGCGCGCAGCAGATGCAGCAAAAGCAACAGCAGGAGGCCGCGACGACGACGCTGCCGGCAATGGCCGATGCGGCCAAGAATTTCGGTGCGGTCGATGTGGGCGGCGGCATGAACGCGGCGCAGGCGATGCTCGGCTCGCTCGGTGGCGGCGGTGGTGCGGCCGGCGGCCTGGTGCCGGCGCAGCAAGGGGCAGGTGCATGAGATTCCAATTAAATGATCGGATCCTGTGCCAGGGAGAAATCTACCGCGTAAGCGGCCCTTTAGTTTTTACTGGCCCAATGTGTGGCCCCGCTTTCGAGATTATTCCGGTCGAACCGGTTTCGCCGGGTGCAAACCGAAGCGTATGTGGACTGAAAGTGAAAGGGCTGGAAGCTCACCAGCGCCTCTGGGAAAAGCCGCCGGGCTATCGGGGCTGGATGGTTCGGGAGCATTGCGATGAGCGAGCTTGACGAAAAAACTGCCGTGCGTGCTGCAGCGCAGGGGCAAGATTTTGGCGACGATACCGCTGCCTTCGATCCGGCCACGCCGGTCACGGAGGAAGTCGCCCAGGAAAAGCGCGGCACCTTGATGCGCGAATTCGAAAGCTATGAGCGCATTGTCGAGGGCCTTAAACTTGCTTCGGACGGCGCCCGTAACATGGCGCGCTGGAAAAACCCCGATTTATGGAACGCGCTCGCCGCGTTCCTCGACCAGCTGCGGAAAGCCGTGGTGCAAGAAGCTGGTTTCAATCGCCCGGAAGACGCGAAAGACAGCGCGCAAGTCTTCGGCGGCGAGATGAGCTGGACCGACGCCAATAGCCGCATCCTCAACGGCTTGCGTGATGCCGGCAATGGCGCGCGGCAGATAGCGCTCGGCCAGCGCATGGATCTGCGCTGGACGCGTTATGCCAATCAATTCGACATGATGCGCGACAAGGCGCACGACATGGCGATCGCGAGCTCGCCGCTTAGGGTTGCTTCCGAATGGGGTGGCCGGAGCGCGCGGCTGCAATGATGCGGCGGATCGCTTCGGTATTTTGCCTTTTCCTCGCGCTTTGCAGTGGCGCGGCCGCGCAGACTGGGCGCGTTTTAAGCCCAACGCAGATGGCGAATGAGATTGGTTCGTTCTACACAAATGCGTTTCCGGGTTCTGATCAATATACAATCCGGCAGACGCTTGCTGATATCGTCGCTACGAGCAGCCTTACCGGATTGCAGACAAATGCGCCGGCCGGTTCGTTTCCTGTTTTCCCTGGTAATGGCGGTCCTGCGACCGCTGGAAATTCAATTTCGGTCTTGGGAATAGGCGCGGCTGTTTCGCCCTATTCGCCTCTTTTTATTCTCGGCATGGCTGCCACGCCGAGTTCGCTTGCGACCGGACTGTCCGCGATCGAATTTAGGGACGCGGCCGGTGTGGCTTTGGCGATGGGTACTTACGATTCGGCGCCGTATCCTGCCTGGATCCAGACCAGGGATCTGAATTTCAACAACCCGCTTCCTCTGCTGCTCAACCCGGTTAAAGGCGGCGTTGTCATCGGGTCCACAACGGCGGCGCCCGGGATTACATCTGGAAACGGCCTGCAGATTGGTGCCTATTGGGCAAATACTTCAACCTACGTACCGCCAGGTGGCGCAACGATCACTGCGTCCCTACTCGTCAACAGCGTGGCGAGCGGTTACGGCGGTGTTCAGTCATTCACTCGCACAAGCACAACGGCAGGCACGGCGCAAGGCTTTTCGTCCTATGCTTTCGCTGACAGCTCTTCCACTTTGGGCGCTTGGCCTTTTTATAGTGAGGGTCACCGTTTAACTGCAAATGGGTATGCTTACGGTCTTGGCGAGGCTTCGGTTGTCAATCGGTATTCGACGGTTATCGAGATCAACCCGTCAAATGTTCCCACAATTGGGGGCACCGTAGGATTCCAGCTTGAGACCGGCAACGGCACTCCGATTTCGGACTACACGGAGTATAGTGCTTCCGTCGGGTTGATCGTTCAGTCGAATTATGATGCCAGCCAAACAAACGCCCACGGGTTTGCGCACGGCATCGTGTTCCGGCAGAATGCGCTCGACAGCACACTTTTCAGCCCTCCGGATGCGATCGCGCTTGCGGGCAATAGCTACGAGCAGGCGATTAGCTGGTGGTCGAGCGGCAGCAATCGATCTTGGCTGATTTATTCCGATGCGGCGAGCGGCAACAATACGCTTGAGCTCGGCGCGAGCCAGGCGGTGTTTTCGTCGGCAGTTAATAGCGCTGGCTATACGGTTGGAGCCACCGCCGGCGTTGACTGTGTCTCTGGCGTAACGGCTGCGACTGTCACGGTGTCCAAGGGCATCGTAACGCACTGCTAATCTGGAAATGCGATCACTTCGCCGTCGCCGGATCCTGCGGCGCGCGCGCAAGGCCCAACAGCGAAGGAAACAATCGATGAATGCGATGGCAAAGCTTGTCCTGGCGGTCGCCAAAGTGCTCGAAAGCGGCCTTTATTTGGGAGGCTTGCATCCTGAGCTCACGCCGCTGATCGCAGCGGCCGAGGCCGAGGCGACGCAATATGGCCCGGTGATTGAAGCCGTAGGCGATGCGGCAAAGGCCGTTGTCGAAGAGGCCGAAGGCGCCAGCAAGAGCCAATAATTGGCAATCAAGTTTACCGCTCCCGACAGCAACGATCCGGAAGCCGGAAAGCGCGCCGAGGAAGCCGATCGCGTCGAGCATTGGGACAGCGAGGCTCTCAACGCTTTCATGGGTACGCCGCAAGGCCGCTATCTGATGGAGCGCTTCCTCGACTACTCCTGCGAGGGCCGCGATCTCTATCTCAACGACGGCGATGCGCTCGGGATGGCGATGCGCGATGGTTTGGCCCGTGCCGGCCGCTGGTGGCGCATCAAGCTCGAGCAGCATTGCCCCGATCGTTTCCTTCAGATGGTGCGCGAACGGCGCGGTCGCATTGCGCGCGCGCAGGCGGCGATGAAGGCCAAAGAGGCCACGGCCCAGCCCGAGAGCGAGCCGAGCGGCATCACACCGATCGAGGAAATGGCGGACGAGCAGCAGCGTATCGCGGCCGAAGAGGCAGCCGCTGCCGCACGCAAGAAGACGTCGCCGAAGAAGGAAAAATAAAGCATGGCTGAAACACCTGCCGCCACTGCGCCCGCTGATCCGGCACTCGCCGCGGCGACACCTGCAGCTTCCGCCGAAGCCGCGGCCGCGGCCGCGTCCGCAGCGGCGCCGGCGGCTCCTGCCCCTGCGGCGGCAGCTCCGGCGGAGTTGGCTGCGCCGGCTGCCGAAGCGCCAAAGCCGGCCGAAGGCGCGCCCCTTGCGGCAGCGCCGGCCGCTGAGAAGCCGGCAAAAGAATTTGCGCCCTCGATACTCGACGAGGCCGCCAAACCCACGGCTGAGCCCCTAAAGCCCGGAGAGGCCGCGCCCGCCAAGGACGCCGCCAAACCGGCTGAGGCTAAGCCCTCGGATAAGAAGGAGCCCGCGGCTGCGGAAGCCAAACCAGGCGAGAAGCCTGGCGAAGCCAAACCCGCCGAGCCCCCGGCGCCGATCGAGTACAAGTTCACGTTGCCGGAAACCATCAAGCCGGAGGACGTGAACCCGGAGCGCATGAATGCCTTCACCGGCATTCTGCAAGAAGTAAGGGCCGCGCCCGAATCCGCTCAGAAACTTCTCAACCTGCATCTGGATGAGGTCACGCGTATCGCTCACGAAGTTGAGCAGCGTGTGAGCGAGCGGCAATGGGATGTCTTTGCCGAACAGCAACGCAAGTCGCGCGACGAGGTGATGGCCGATCCGGTTCTTGGCGGCTCTCGCCACGACACTGCCATCCGTACCGTGATGTCGGTGCTCGATGCTTACGGCTTGCGCGATCAGACTTCGAGCAATCCGCGCTCCGCTGATGCGATTGCTGCCGAGAGAAAACAGCTGTTGGATGATTTCCGGGCGACCGGAATCGCCAACCGCGCTTCCTTCCTGCGCCTGCTGAATTGGGCCGGCGAGACCTTTGTCAAAGAAGGCAGAGCACGTCCGGCTATGCCGCCGCGTGCTCCTAACCCAAGCGCTCAGCAGCGCGGTGTCAATCGCTATCGCAACACCACACCGGCCAGCAACGGCGCCGGTTGATGCCTCGCCCGCGTCGCCTCTTTTGGGGCGCGTGCGCGGGCGCCTGACGGAAATCTAAACACCTGCAGCGTCGTGAGACGCCGCTTTCCCCGTGCGCCCGCAGCTGGCGGGCGCTCAACGATGGAGCCATGAATGGCCTATCTTACGCTCGCTGATTGGGCCCGACGTGTCGGTCCCGACGGCAGCATCGACGACATCGGCGAGCTGCTCGCGCAGTGCAACGAAGTTTTCGATGATCTACTGATCCGCGAAGGCAACCAACCGCTCGGCCATACCGGTACAGTCCGCACCGGTCTGCCGCAGGGCACGTGGCGCAACTTCTACCAGGGTGTTGCGTTCACCAAGTCGACCACCGCCCAGGTGACCGACACCATTGGCGAGCTCGTGGCTTACAGCCGCGTCGATCGCTCGCTCGCCGAGCTTGACGGCCAAATCGCCGAGGTCCGCTTGTCGGAAGACAACGCGCATCTCGCAGGTCTGTCGCAGCAGATGGCAACCACCATCTTCTACGGCAATGAGGCCGTGACGCAGGCGCAGTTCACCGGGCTATCGCCGCGCTGGAATACGATCAATACGTTGAACGCGCAGAACGCGGTCAACTGCCTCAACGCCGGCGGCACCGGCTCATCGAACGCTTCGATTTGGCTGGCCTGCTGGGGCGAGCAAACGGGCTTCGGCTTCTATCCGAAGGCCTCCAAGGCCGGATTGGTATTCGAAGACAAGGGCGATATCCGTCCCGGCTTCGATGTCAACAACCGCGAATTCGAAGCCTACACCTCGCTCTTCATGTGGAAGATGGGCATTCACATCAAGAACTGGCAGTATTTCTGCCGCATCTGCAACATCGACACCACGACCGCGGGCCTAGCCGGGCCCTCGCCGCCGGATCTGTTCGCGATCATGAACAAGGCGCTCTACCGCATGCCGACGGCGGGCCGTCGCATGACCGGCATCACCAAGGTCGATGCGCCGAACCAGCCGAGCCCAAGCATCCGCCCGGCCTTCTACTGGAACCGCACAGTCGCGCAGTACGCCGCAATCCAGGCGATTCGCGACAAGAACGTGCTGCTTAAGCCGACGGAATACGCCGGCCAACCGATCCTCGAATACCGGGGTGTCCCGCTTCGCATCAATGACGCGCTGATCAACGCCGAAGCGGCGTTGAGCTAGCCGCGAGCAAAATCGCCATAGAGTCTTTTGGCGGCCTTAAGATACGCCCTACGTGCTTCCTGCGGCGTATCGAACATTCCGATGTGTCTGAACTTCCTCCCTATGCTAATATAGGCTCTCCACCTACCAGATATAATTTTCTGGACGCCCTTGAACTTGGTCCTGCTGTTTTTCTGGACCTTCTTGTTCTGGTTGTTTTGGGCGTGTGTGGCAGTGCGAAGGTTGGACCATTTATTGTTCGAGCCGTTTAAATCTCTGTGGTCGATTTCGTTTGCGGGCCATTTGCCCGTCACCCAGAGCCATATAACGCGGTGGCAAAGATAATTATCGCCATCGATTCTCACGACAAGATGGTTAGCTGTCGTCAGCGTTCCCGCGGCTGTCCCAGCGGGTATGCGTTTCCATCGACCGTGAGCGACAAGCCAAATCAGCTTGCCGGTTTTGGGCTGATAGTCAAATAGCTCTCGCACCCGCGCGTAGCTCACATTCCTATGCCTCTTCATCGCCGTTTCCCCAATGGAAGGTGATAAGATTATAGGAAGTGCAAACACCACAATCAAGGAGTACGTGTCATCCAAACAGACCAAAACCTAATCTTTGACGGCCTCAACGGCGTTGCACGCAACATCGCCGGCTCCGTCAACGTCGCCTCGACCGGCGTGCTCGACCTTTCCGAAGGTCTCATGCTCACCGGGTCTGTCTACGACAATCCGACGCCGAACTTCAAAATCCCGCCGAACCAATCGGTTTGGGGTGAAGATCTCGGCATCGGTCCCGTCCGACTCAACATGACGATGTTTGTATCATCGACGCTGCCGTTCGTCGGCGCCGGTGCCACACTCAACATCGCCTATCAAGGTGCCGTCGATAATCTCGGCGGCACGATCGCTGGTCTGAGCTTTGTCACCTTTGGCGAAACCGGCCCGACCTTGACGGCGGCGAACTTGCTTGCGTCGGCGCTGATCCCGTTGCCCGACTTCTCGCGTCGTGCCGCGGCAGCGGCTGGTGTTGGCGGCGCAATGCCGCGTTTCATCCGGCTGCTCTACCAGATCACCGGCACCTTCACGCAAGGCTCGGTCGCCTTCGCGGGAATGTCGATGGGCCGCCCGGATGGCCCGACGACGTTGGGCAATTACGGTGGTGGTTTCGTCGTAGCGCCCTGACGCCTCCCAGACGTAGGCGTTTACGACCTGAGCCGGTGCCCGCTGTCCACACGCGGCGGGCGCCGGCCGCTATTCCTCACGCATATGGAGCCATGAATGGCCAAGCGCACGACCGCGGCCAAGCCGCGCTTTGATGAGACCGCACGGCCGGCTGACGGCCCAAGTGCGCAGGACTTTGCCGAAATGCGTCGCCAGCTCGCGACGCTCACCAAAAATTATAACGACCTTAAAGCGGCGACCGGCGGTGTCGAATTGCTGCCGCCCGAAGAGGTGCCGATCTACGAAATCGGCGAAGGCGGCTACTATTCGCCCGACGATGTGCTCTATCCCGCCGGCGTGCAGATCGAGGACATCACCGGCTCGATCATTCCCAATGAGGCGATGATCCCGCTCAACGCTGCGGCCGAGCGCCGCATGAGCGCGTATCTCAAGAGCCTGCCGAAGATGGGCGCTGCCAATAATCACGAGCTATTCCTCGAGGCCGCGATGTCGGTCGCTCATACGTTCGATGCGAGCGGCCGCAATCCGATCGAGGCCAAGCTCGAATTCAACAAGATGGTTATGGACCAGATGACGCACCTGCAGATGAAGCAGCGCGGCATGCTGCCCGACAACACGCCGCGGCTTCCGGTAAAAGCGCCGCGCTCCGGTCCGGTGCCGATGATGTCGAACACCCGCATCCGCGAGGGCGACGTCTACGACCGCGGGCAACTCGTCGATCCGCTCGGCCTCAACCGCGGCGCGGCTGCGCGCGGGCCGGTGCACACGCGCGTGCGCAAGGCACCACTTTCGGCTGCGCAAAAGAATGCGCCGCCGATGGGCACCGTGCACAACGAGACGATCGGCCGCTAAATGCCGCCGGTCTCGGAGGCGCAACGGCGCGCGATGTTCGCCGCCAAAAGCGGCCACTCGACGCTTGGAATTCCGAAATCGGTCGGCAAGGAATTTGCCGAGGCCGATCCCGGTGGAAAGCTTCCCGCTCGCAAGAGCGATGAAGAGAAAATGAAAGCCAGGTACGGCTCGAAGAAGAAGCGCGACTAGAGCGCGGCCGCTGTACTCCCTGAAACCCTAAACAACGGAGCCTCGAATGGTTGCTCCCTATTCTACCGTCGGCGGTTACGGCGGCAATCCGTCGCTCGCCTACGATCCTAATACCGGCGTCAGCGCCGGCCAGGTCGACACTCAGGACGGATATCCGACCCTGCATCCGGCGTTGCTTCCGGGCGGCGGCCTCACGCCCTATGTAGTCGATCCGACCGCACCCCCGCCCAATCCCAGCTTCTGGCAAGCCATGCCGGAGATCAACGCAATGCTCGTCGAGCTGCGCGTGATCTCGGCGTTGCTGCGCGAGCAGATGGGCGACACCGCAAAAAGCTTCGACCTGCAGATCATGCGGGCCGACGAAGCCTGGAATACCAACCAGGTGACCGGCGTCCTCTAGCCGTCACTCAGTTCAACAGGCGCCGACGCATGTCGCCGCCAATCCCTTAGAAGGAAAATACAATGCAAGTTTCTGGTATCGTTGGCGCACCCTCTTCCACCTCTAACCCCGATGGCAACCAGCCCGTCCTACTCATGGGCAAAGCTGCCGAGGCGATCGTCGCCGAACTGCATGGCAAGTGGTACACTGCCTGCTATCGCGGAAAGGTGTTCCATGGCGCGACCGCCATCACTGGCACCATCCTCACCGTCCAGACCACCACGACCGCAACCTTCCTGCTCTACAATCCGCTCGGTTCGGGCGTGAACGTGGAAATGATCGCGACCGACGTCGGCCTGCTCGGCACCACCAGTGCCGTCATCGGCACCATCCTGGCGACGCTCGGCGTTGGTACCCCGGGCACGGTCACTCAGATCACGGCGACCGTAAACCAGGGTCTCTTCACTGGTCAGAGCAACGCCAACCAGGCGAAGCTCGCCAGCGCCGCGACCATCACTGCCGCCACGTTCTTTGTGCCGTTGTTCAACGTCACGAGCACCACGGCCGCAGCCGTCGGCAATCTGCACTACGATTGGGACGGCAAGCTCGTCCTGCCGCCCGGCTCGTACATCAACTTGTCCTCGAGCCCGGCGCAAACCGTCGTGTCCCTCAACTCTTACGATTGGGCGGAATGGGCGATCTGACGCGCCTTTAAGGCGCGCTCGCAACCGCGGGCGCGCCTGACGCGCGTTCACGATCTCATTTCACCCCTAGAAGGGACGCAAAATGCAAATCTCTGGTATCGTCAATCCTCCGTCCTCGACCTCGAATCCCGATGCGAGCCAACCCGTCGCTTTGATGGGCAAGGCCGCGGAGCTGATCGTCGCCGAGCTGCACGGAAAATGGTACACGGCCGCTTATCGCGGCCGCGTCTTCCACGGCGCGACCAATATCGCCGGCACTACGATCACGACGCAATCGACGACGACGTCTTCATTCATGCTCTACAACCCGCTCGGCACGGGCGTGAATGCGGAATTGATCAGCACCGACATCGGCATGATCGGCTCGACGACAGTGATCGCTACTATCCTGCAGGCGGTCGGACAGCCGATCATCACCAACGTGACCACGACGGTTACGGTGCTCATATCGGCTAACCCGTTCAACGGGGCTGCCGGCACCAACCGCGCCCAGCTGACTACTTTGGCTACTCTGTCCGCGGCGATGACGTTCTTCTATCCGCTTTTCAACATCACGACCACAGCGGATATTGCCGTCGGCAACCTGCACTACGATTGGGACGGCAGGCTGATTTTGGCACCTGGATCTGCAACAAATCTTGGCTCCAACATTACGCAATCGGCCGCCTTTGTCTGCAGCTACGATTGGGCCGAGTGGCCCGCCTGACCGGGAAATAAACCGATCGGAAACTAACTGTCCCTAGAACCACGCGGCAGGGCGACCTTGCCCTGCCGCGCCTGGGGATCCTGTGAAACGAAACGGAAATAAAGACGACCTGCTAGGCTCGACGTTTCAGCCCTCCTCTGGAATGAAGCAAACGCTCGGTACTGTCGCGGTTGGTCCGATTGTCGGGGTTGCCATCCCGACCGGCGTGATGATGTACGCGGCTACCATGTTTTCGATGCTCACGGTCGCGGTGCTTTCGCGCAACGTGCGCATGATCCCCATGACGATCAACGGCGCCGATCCGGCTGCCGCGCGCAACGACATGGCGATCGCGTTGCTCAATGCCAGATGCGAATACATCCTTTTCGTCGATTGCGACATGGTGTTTCCGCCGGATGCTCTCAATCGACTGCTAAGTCACGATCTTGATATCGTCGGCTGCGATTACCGCAGGCGAGCGCCGCCCTTTCAAAAAATTGGTACCTTCCTGCCGCATATGGTGCAGGCCGAGGACGGTCTTGTCGAGCGGAGCATGCTCGGATTGGGGTTTTTCCTGGTCAAGCGGCGCGTCTTCGAAAAGGTCGAATGCCCGTGGTTTCAGCGCATCTATGAAAACAAGTGTTTCCTGACCGAGGACCTTTATTTCTGCGCGCAGGCAATGAAGGCCGGATTTAAGATCTGGTGCGACATGGACCTGACAAAACAGGTCGATCACATGGGGCAACAGCCGGTGCCTTGGGTTATTCCGAACGAAGTGACGAAGTGAGACGATCATGGTTCCGGAATTGATCCGTATCGGCGACGCAATGGGCGGCAAGATCTCGCTGCTCATGCGGGCGGCGCTTGAAAAGGGCGAGCCTTACGGCGGCGGCCTGGAAGAGGCGATCAAATATTTCGGCCAGCATTTTGAGGCCGTGCTCGCGTTGAGCGCGCCGGTAGCGGTTGCCCTCGATGAGATGGTGCCGGGCTTCAGAGTGTGGATCGAGAAGACAAAATTTCAGGAAGACAAATTCATGCTGATGGCGCTGGTCGAGATTGCGAACTATCTCGCCCAATACCGGCGCCCTTCCGATGCACGCATCCGGCCCGATAATTTTCCGCCGCCGAGGCATCATTGAAAAAGCGCGTCCTTGTAACAGGAGGTGCCGGATTTGTGGGCTCTCATCTGGTCGAGCGGCTTCTCGATGATGGTCGAGAAGTTTTCGTCATCGATGATTTTTCGACGGGAAGCCGTGATAATCTTCCGCTCGGCCGGAAAGGTCTCTGGATTGCCGATCGTGATGTGAGAGATCCGCGAGTTGGCAACGCGGTGCCGCTCCGATGCGACGAAATCTACAATCTGGCCTGTCCGGCTTCGCCGCTGCATTACCAGGCTGACGCGGTAAAGACCCTGCAGACCAGCGTGCTCGGCACGCTTCATATGCTCGATCTCGCGCAAGCATGGAATGCGCGGCTTCTGCAGGCCTCAACATCCGAGGTCTACGGCGATCCGGAGGTTCATCCTCAACCGGAAAGCTATTGCGGCAGCGTCAATCCGCTCGGGCCGCGCGCCTGCTACGATGAAGGCAAGCGCGCCGCCGAAACATTGTGCTGCGATTACCGGCGCCAATATGGCGTGGACAATGTCATCGTACGGATCTTCAACACCTATGGGCCGCGCATGGCGGCAGCCGATGGCCGGGTTGTTTCGAGTTTTGTTTCTGCGGCGATCGCCGGTCGCCCTTTCCTCGTCGCGGGCGATGGAAAACAGACGCGCAGCTTTTGTTATGTTGACGACACCATCGACGGCCTGGTGAAGGCGATGGCTTCCAATCTTGCCGGGCCGATCAACATCGGCAATCCCTACGAGATTACGATCGACCAGCTTGTCGAGGCCGTAGCGAGGGCGGCCCGGATTGATCGACCTTTACGAGCCTTTTTACCAGCCGCGAAGGATGACCCGCGACGGCGCCAACCCGATATCAGCATGGCTCGGTCATTACTCGGCTGGTCGCCGAAGGTGTCGCTCGATGAGGGATTGCGGCGAACGGTTCAATGGGCGCTCAAGTATGATTTGCCTCATAATTCCGCCGTCGCCCTTCCTGCTTGACGAGCGGGTGTTCATGTCGCTCGGCGTCCTTAAGGTCGCCGCGGCGCTTGAACGGGATGGCAGGAAGGTAGAGCTGCTCGATCTTTCCGGTGTGCGCAATTACGAGGAAGCGGTTCGGGACTATATCGCGCGTTCGTCCGTTGAGTTCTTTGGCATCACGGCGACAAGTCCGCAGCTGCCCGCGGCGGTCAAAATTGCCGAGACGATCAGGAAGGCCGAGCAGCTGGTGCCGCGCTGGAAATACCGCATTATCCTTGGCGGTCCGCATGTCACGCTCGTTCATGCTGCCAAGAAACGCGAGGCAAAGCTAAGCCGCCCCGGTCGCGCATACCGCGCCCTCGATCGACTTTGGGAATATTTTGATGTCTTGGTCGCCGGCGATGGCGAACAGGCCATTTTCGAAGCGATCAGTTGCATTGCACCTTGCTTGATCGATGCCGATGATCGGCATTCGCAATATTGGCAGAGTAGTGCAAAGCTAGAGAGTTCCGCTATTCCGGCGCGGCATCTGGTTGATGTTTCAAGCTATCGCTATCAGGTCGACGGCGTACCGGCGCTTTCGCTCATTGCCCAGCTCGGCTGCCCGTTTGGCTGTGGCTTCTGCGCCGGCCGGCATTCGCCGATGCTGCGCCATATTCGCACACGCAGCGCCGATAGCATCGTTGCCGAAATGGCGGAGATGCGTGATCGCTTCGGTTGCCGCGGCTTCATGTTCTACGACGATGAGCTCAACATAAATCCTGGCCTCGAAGAGCTCATGGACAAGATCACGCTCGAACGCGTGCGGCGCGCTGAGCGGTGGAACTTGCGCGGATTTGTCAAGGCCGAATTATTCACGGATGCGCAGGCCTACGCGATGCACCGCGCCGGCTTCCGCTGGATCCTGGTCGGATTTGAGAGCGGTTCTGATCGGATCCTCGATAACATCAACAAGAAGGCAACCAAGGCCGATAATACGCGGTGCATTGAGATCGCGCGGCGGCACGGCCTCAAGGTCAAGGCGTTGATGTCTCTCGGGCATCCCGGCGAATCGCCCTCGACGATCGAGGACACCGAGCGCTGGCTGATCAAAATGCGACCGGATGATTTTGATGCGACGGTGATCACCCCCTATCCCGGCTCGCCCTATTACGATGAGGCCGAGCAATTTGGCGATACCTCGCCCTTCTACATCTACAAATGTCGAAACGGCGATCGGCTTTACCAATGCGAAGTCGATTACACGCAAGAGGCAGATTATTACAAGGGCGCGCCTGACGGCGGTTACGTTTCCCACGTTTGGACGGATGAGCTCAGCGCGGCCGCGCTCGTCGACCATCGTAACGACCTCGAAATGAATGTGAGGCAAGCTTTAGATCTGCCTTGGAACGTAGCCGCGCCGGCACTGCAATACGAGCATTCCATGGGGCAGACTGCATTGCCTGCGCACATTCTGAGAACATCGGGGATGGATCGCCATGTCTGAAGCGGGCCAAGCTAACAATACCAAACCTTTCATCGCCAATCCGGCATTGGTCGAGCTGTGCAATTCGATCGTGGAAGGCGTGCGTTCGGGTCGGATTTCCTCAATGGCCTGCATCACGGTCAGCCCGCTCGGCAATGTGCAATGGCCCGGCAGCGGCATGCAGGTCGGCGAATTGATGCTCGGCGCTGAAATGATGCGCGACGACATGAAGCAGGCGATGCGCGGCCGCGCTGCGGCCAGCAAGATCCTGCAGACAGGCTGACATGGCAAAAAAGCGCAAAGCATTCAAAAAGCCGCCCGGCAAGCCGCAGGGCAAGCAGGCGAAGGCCCAGCAGGAGCAACAGGACCAGGCGGCCGCGGCTGCGATGGCAGCGGTCGAGCAGGGTCAAGCACAGCCTGCGCCGGCTGGTGCCGGTGCGGCACCTGCCGACAGCGGCGCTGCAACAGCCGCGCCGCAGCCGATGACGGATGATGCGCGCATGCGCGGGCGTTACGGCGGCTGATCATGGCAAAAAAGAAATGGATCCAGGGTGCGGTGAAACATCCGGGCCGCGAGACCGAGCGCGCCAAAGAGCACGGCGTCTCGCTGCACGAGCAGCTTGTCGCCGACAGCCATAGCGATGACCCATCTTTGCGCGGTGCTGGCAATCTCGGCCTGCGCTTCCAAAAAGGCATCGGCCACAAGCACAAATCGAAGACCTCCGAAGAGCGGATGCGCGGCCGCTACGGCAGCAAGTAACTCGCGCCGCAATCCCAGCAACAGGACATTCCGCCATGGCAGAGATGGATCGCTCGAAGCGTTACGCCAACCCGCCCAAGCACGGGAAGAAGGGCGTTGAGAAGCAAGAGGCGAAGGCCGAGGGCGAGGTCAAGGCGGCCGAGCATAAGGAAGGCGCCGGCAAGGGGCCGACCGATGAGCATCCCGGACCGGTCGGCAAAGTCGGCGAGGACAAGGGCCCGGACGGCGGACACAGCGCGGAATTCGGCGTTGTCGCCGAACGCCACCACGCCGAGCGCGGCGAGGTGCACCGCCGCCATCACCGCGAAATGTCGCAGACGCATGACCGCCACATGAACGAACACGCCGACATGCACGAGCGGCACACGGGCGAGCACCACGAAATCGGCGACCATCCCGGACCGGAACATGCCGGCATTCACAAGCGGCACGCCGCCGAACACGCCGACATGCGCAAGCGCCACGGCACGGAAATCTCGGATATGCACAAGCGGCACGCGACCGAGCATGCCGACGTGCACGAGCGCCACGCCAAGGAGATGCAGACGCACATGGAAGCTGGTGCTGCGGCCAAAGAGGAAAAGACCGCCGGCAAACCGAAAGAACTCGGCGAAGCCAAGAGCGAAGGCAAGAAGGGCAGCGAGCCGTGATGAAACGCTGCGCAATCCTCGCTGCGCTCTTTTTCGGATTATCGCTGCGCTTGGCCTTCGGTCAGGCGGCAAACAATCCGGTGATCGATGCGCCGACGAATAATGGATCGGTCACCATCACAAGCGGCAATGCGTTTCAGACGATACTTTCGGCCGTGACCCTTGTTGGCGGATTGCCAGGGCCGCGACACTCGCTGACGATCCAGAACAATAACACGAACGGGGACAATTGCTGGCTGTTTGTGGGGACCGCCGTCGCCTCCGCCGGCCGCTCGATTTTATTGGCGCAAGGTGCTTCCTATACGCGGTATTTTCCCTATGTGCCAAGCGATGCCCTGCAGGGGACTTGTGCAACAACATCCGACACGCTCTATGTTGATACTCAATAAAATACATTTCCTTTTCGCTCTGTTTGGATTTGCGGTCGCCTTTTCGGCCGCGCACGCTTCCTCGGTCACTCCGCAGATTGGCGGCGGATTTGCTATGGACGGGGGAGTTGCAGCTTCGTTTTATTATGTTGGGCCTGCCGACATTGCAGCGGCGTCCAGCTGTTATAGCCTGCGAGCGTGCAGCCATGCCTCTGCCATCCGCGGTGGCAAAGCGATCAATATCACGCGAGCAAGTGATAGCACTAGCCGAGATATAAACGTTCTTGCCAGGGGCAACCTCGACGTTGCAACAGCAACGACTTTTTGTGCTTCGACAACTTGTACAATTGCTAAATGGTACGACCAAACTGGAAACGGAAACGATTCACCAAATACAGGAACGTCGGCCACCCTTCATTTGTCTGGGGGTTCAAATGGTTTGCCTTACGCCGATTTCACAAACACGGCGGTTGGTTATACTCCTGCTGCGACATTCACAGCGAGCGCGGTAAGCTACAGCATTGTTTCCTTTCAAACGTCTTCCGCTTCGGGGAACATAATGGGTGGGCAATCTGCTCTTTCTTACGGGGAAGTTGCTGGGGGAAATGGCAATACATGGAGCTTGTATAACGGCGCGCCGATCCTTACGGCTGCCGCCGCTGATAACGCATGGCACGCGGGGCAATTTGTATCTAACGGTGCAGCGTCAAATGGCATAATAAATATCGACGGAGCGGATACTATTGGAACTATTGGCAGCAGGCAGTGGTCTGGGACACCTTTGTTTATTGGTAATGATGGCAGTGGTGATCTCGCTGGGGGGTATATTGCTGAAGCACTATTCTCTGAAGCTGCACTGACTTTCGCACAGCGAATTGCACTGAGTAACAATGAACATAATTACTGGGGTACAGCATATTCTCCTTCTGGGCCAACCTTAACGTTAAGTGCAAACAGCGCTTCCTATGGTGATGCAACTTATCTTGCTTACAACAGCACATGGAATCGTGGCAGTCTGGTCAACGGCACGGATTTCACGCAGACAATTTCTGTCCCTGTGGCATCTTTCCCGAACAGCACTGTTCTTACTTGGTCGTGGCCCAACACACCTGCAACGTACAATGCCTATAGCTACCCAAGCATCATGTACGGATACTATCAAAGCGGTATCGCTGCTCCAATACTGCCGACATCAAAGCAAGTCAGTGCTATCAGTACGCTTACGCTCGCGCACAATATAAGCGTCACTGGCGACGGGACAAAATATGACGTATCTTACGATGGCTATCTGACTTCCGCCGCTGATGGTTCGACATATCTTTTTGAGGTTTTTATTTGTTTGCATACGCCATCGTATCTTTCCAGTTATATAAATGGGTTATCTCCGCTTTATACTTATACTGATGCCAACAGCTTTGTGTGGACCATAGGTGTGAAAAGCGGCACTACTCCCGAAATTTTGGTCATGCCGCAAGATGCTAGTGATATTCTTGTTAAGACGATCGATCTTAAAGCGATGTTTGCTTTCATGATTTCACAGGGAATTATCGCAGGTACGGAATACTTTAACGGAATTGGGATCGGCGCAGAACCACAGCAGGGATCGGGCTCTGCAACGATCAACAGCTTCAACGTGAACTATAATTATCTACTCAAACGCGATCTTGACCCGCCTTCCAACGACAATCGACCGCTCGGTCTGGACGCGGCTGCTTAATCTCCTCTCCGTAACAATTTAATCGTGAGGCTACCAATGGCTCACTTCGCCAAGATGGTCGACATGGCCAAGACTCCGGAGCAGGTCAATAAGGAAGTCGACGAACGCAGCTCGAAGCCGTCGATGCAGGCGATCGCTGACAGCATCCCGAAATATCCTTACGGGCTTTGCATCAGTCTCGAAAACGAACAGCTCGAAAAGTTCGAGATCGACGGTGACTGCGAAGTCGGCGACATGATCCATTTTTGCGCACTCGCCCGGGTTACGTCAGTCAGCTCGCGCGAGAAGGAAAAGGATAAGGACCACCGCATCGAATTGCAGATCACGCATATGGCGATCGAGAGCGAGGACGAAGAGAACGAGGAAAGCGTGCGCGGCGAGAAAGCCGAGCGCCGCTACGGCGAAAAGAAGGAAGCGGCCTAAATGTCCGTCGTTCCCGGCAATATCGTCTACACGCCCAACACAACCGTCGGCGGTAACGATACCGCGCTGGTGGTGTGGGGGCCATCGGCGGCCTGGCAATTGCCCAGCGTCCCGCCATTGACCTTCGCCACCCTCGACAGCGGCCAGCCGATGCAGTTGCCGTCCTGGGCCGATTGCAGTTTCCAGGTGGTCGGCACTTTCGGGGCGGGCGGCAATATCGTGATCGAGGGGTCGAACGACGGCAATAGTTACGGCCCGCTCAATGATCCGTTTGGAGTGTCGCTGAATTTCACTAACGACGCGCCGCGGCAGGCGACCGAGCGCTGCCAATTTGTGCGCCCGCGCGTGACCGCCGGCGACGGCCGCCGCTAGGAGTTTGCCATGGCGTCGACCGTCACCAGCCCGGTGCAGCTCTGCAATCTGGCGCTGCTACAGGTGGCGGCGCGTGCGCAGGTCCAATCGATCAATCCAAGCGACGGCACTCCGGCCGGTGATGTCTGCACACAACTTTATCAACCGACCGTCGATGCCTTCGCCCGTTCGGCGCACTGGAATTGCCTCCGCTTTCAATCCGGCTCACTCGGCTCGACCCAGCCACCGCCGCTGCAGCTGTTGAAGGCCGCGCAGGGCACAGCAGAAGCGATCGCCAATCCAGCGCTGACGCCGCCGCCGCAGCCCTGGCTATATGAGTACGCATTACCGCCGGATTGCCTGAAGGCGCGCTTTCTTGTTCCGCAACTCACGCCTTCAGCGTCCTCACCGCCGCTCACTTCGGCCGGCGGGCTCATGCTTCCGAAACGCTGGGGCAATACCGCGATTCCGTTCACTGTCGCGGTCGACGTCGATGCGCAAGGCGATGAGCTACAGGTGCTGCTGACCGATCTCTGCAATGCGCAGTTGGTCTATACGCGCCGCCTCACGAACATCGGCCTTTGGGATTCGCAGTTCCTTATGGGCGCCAAGTCGGCGCTCGCCGTTTGGCTCGCACCTGGATTGAACGGGTCAGTCACGATGGCCAACGCGGCGATGGGTATTGCCAAGGCAATGCTTGATGCGGCGCGCATGTCGGACGGCAACGAGGGCCCGCAAGTGCAGGATCACCAACCCGATTGGATCTCGGTGCGCGACGGCGGCTCCTATCGACCCGCCGGCGGCACGTTCACGGCACCGTGGGACAGTTTTGGTTTCCCGGGCGGTCTGACCTACTAGAGCCGATTTTCGATGCTCGTAAGCTCGCTCTCGATCTGCGCTGCGATAGTATGGGCTTTGTCGATACTTCGACGCATCGAACTCGGGGGCTCCGGCTTTTCAGACGAGGCATCGCGAGGCTCGGCGCCGTGGAGGGTAATGCAAAGCTTCACAATGCGCGTCGAGATTTCGGCGAGACGGTCGACCAAGTGTTGGGCGTCAGCGGTTAGGCAGGCGGCGGCTTGGCCCGATTTTCCTACTGGTTGCGTAGCCATTTCTTTTCCCCATGATTTGACCGTGCTTCGACGCACGGCATGCGCCTTATAGCATGACGGCGTCCGTCATTCAGCCTTCATTCGCCGCCGGCGAATTATCCCCGAGCTTTTGGGGACATACAGATCATATCAAATTCCGCATCGGCGCTTCGACCATGCGGAACATGTTTGTCTCGATCCGCGGTGGTGCCTACAGCCGGCCCGGCACGGCTTATGTCGGTAAGGCGCTGCAAGCGGCAAGCGCGTCCTCGACCCCGCCGCGCCTGGTCGCGTTTCAGTTCAAGGTAGGGCAATCGTACTTTCTGGAATTCGGCGACTTCTACGTGCGCTTCATCGCCAACGGCGGCTATATCACCGAAGCGCCGTTTGCGATTTCGACCGCGAGCCAAGCCAACCCGATCTCGCTCGACGTGCCCGGCCACAATTTCAAGAACGGCGATTGGCTTTATATCTCCGGCGCCCTCGGCATGACACAGATCGACGCGCAGACCTTCATCGCGCAGAACGTCGCCGGCAATAATTTCAACCTCACCGATACGTTTGGCGTGCCGGTGAATTCGCTTCCCTTCGGCGCCTATGCCGGCGGCGGCATGATCGCGCGCATCTATACGGTCGCGACGCCCTATCGTGCGAGCGATCTACCTTACCTCAAGCTGGCGCAATCCGCCGATCTTATGTCGCTGGTGCTGTCAAATCCGATCTCGGGCAACGAATACGCGCCGGAGGACCTTGATCGACTTGCCGGGAATAATTGGACGCTGAACGCAACCAATTTTGCTTCCTCGATCGCGGCACCGGCAACCTGTACCGCGGTGCCCTCAACTACGATCTCGGATCTATCCTCGGCCAATTACCAAGCGGCCGCACAATACGCCTATTGCGTCACCGCGATTGATGCCACCACCGGCGAAGAAAGCGTTGCTTCGCCGATCGGCTACACACCGGCGAGCAATAGCACGGGCTCGGTCGATATCTCGGTGACGGCGGGCTCGATTACGATCACATGGGCCGCGGTGCCCAACGCCGGTGCCTACAACATCTACAAAGCGCCGGCGGCAATTTGGGATACGCAGACCGGGTCGGCGACACCGGCGACAGTGCCGATCGGCTCGGCCTTCGGTTTCATCGGCAGCGCGGTCGGCACTCAGTACGTCGACCAGAACATCATCGCGGATACTGCGACCACGCCGCCGCTGCATCTTGATCCGTTTGCGCCGGGACAGATCCTGGACGTGACGCCCGGCGCCGGCGGCGGCAGCTACACGCAAGCCACGGTCTCGGCCAGCATCACGTCGGCCACCGGCAGCGGCGCGGTGATTATCCCGGTGGTGGTCGGTGGCGCGGTGGTCGCCTACATCCTCGAAAACGCCGGGGAACTCTATCAACCGGGCGATGCGCTGGTGGTCGCCGACAGCGGCAGCGGCGCGGGTGCCACCGGCACGCTAGTGGTCGGTCCGGAAAGCGGCACTTATCCCGGCGTCGTGACCTACTTCCAGGAACGGCGTGGCTATGCCGACAGCCTGAACGACCCGGACACTTATTTTTTCACGCAGCCGGGCGCCTTCACCAATCTCGACCAGGCCGATCCGCCGATCGATTCGGACGCCATCACCGGTTCGCCCTGGGCCCAGCAAGTCAACGGCATTCAATGGATGGTGCCGATGCCGGGCGGCCTCATCGTTTGCACCGGGCTCGACTGCTGGCAGCTCGCCGGCGCTTCCGGTCCGGCCACGCCGCTCACCCCGGCAAGCCAGAATGCGACCGCGCAGGAAAGCTATGGCTTTTCGCCGACGCTGCCGCCGATCCGCATTGGCGCGCATTTTCTTTATGTCGACGCACTTGATTCGGCGGTGCGCGACAACGTCTATAACTTTTTCACGAACACTTATGCCGGTGATGACCTCACCGAGCTCTCTAACCATCTTTTCGATGGCCACCAGCTCGTGCAATGGGCTTGGGCCCGTTCGCCCTACCGCATTGTGTGGGCGGTACGCGACGACGGCGTTTTGCTTTCGCTCACCTACCTGAAAGAACAAGAGCTCGTCGCCTGGGCGCGCCATGACACCAATGGCCAGGTGGTCTCGGTCGCGGTCGCTTCCGAGCCGCCGGTCGATGCGGTCTATATCGTGGTCAAGCGCTTCATCGCCGGTAAAAATGCCTACGGGTATTTTGTCGAGCGTCTCGACAACAGGTTGTGGTTCAATGCGGAAGCCTGCTGGTGCGTCGACGCCGGCGTTGCGCTCCCTATGACCTCGCCGGCCGCCAGCCTCACGGCCGGGGCAGCTACCGGCCAAGGCGTGCCTTTTACGGCGTCGGCCGCGGTCTTCGATGGGGTCAATACCGGGGTTCCCGGGCAGATCATCCGCATGGGCGGCGGCAAGGCGGTGGTCGCCGCCTTTGTTTCCCCCACACAGTTAATCTGTAACATCCTGATTAATATCACGAATTTGACGCCGGATATTGCGTCGAACCTGCCGCAGATGCCGCTCCCGGCTGCCGCCGGCAGCTGGACCATCGCAACACCGGTCACAACGCTCACGGGGCTCAATCACCTCGAGGGCATGACCGTGACCGGGCTGGCCGACGGCGCGGTTATCCCGCCGAGCGTTGTGACGAACGGCGCGATCGCGCTTGCCTCTCCGGCGAGCGCCGTGACCGTCGGCCTCCCGTTCCAGGCACAGGTGCAATCGCTGCACCTGCAAAAAGAAGGCGAGATGATCCAGGACGAGCGCAAGAAAGTGATCGGCGTCACCGTGCGCATCGAAAAGAGCCGCGGCGTCAAGCTGGGGGCGAACCAGCCCAACGCTTCGGCGCAAGAAAACGGCGCCAACGTGCCCTGGGGCAATTATCCGTGGGGCAAGATGGCGCTGATCCCCGAGCAGCAGAACCAGCTCGGACCTAATTCCTATCTGCCTTTGTTTACCGGTGATCATTACATTCCGATCGATGACGATTGGAACACGCCGGGGCAGAGCGCGTCACCGGGCATGATCGCCGCGCAACAGGATTTCCCGTTGCCAATGCAAATTTTGGCGTTTCTACCGAAATTTGCGACGGGCGACACGCCTGTGCCCTGATGGCTGCCAAACGACACCAAGAGACACCAGACGCAATTTTGCCCCTGCACTAAAAGGCACCGATGGCAGCCAAGATTGAAATCCGCTTGGCTGCCATCGAAGACGTCTACGCATTGGCACGCACGCTACGAGCCGGTGATCGCGCTGAGATAGCAGCTTTTAATCGGGATCCGCGGCGCGTGTTGCGCGCGTCGTTCCGCGCCAGCCTGACGCCGCCGAAAGTCGCCACGGTCGACGGCGTCGTTGCGGCGATCTGGGGGATCGGCGGCGAGATTCTATCCGACACCGGTGCACCGTGGCTGATGACCGGCACGGTCTGCGACCGTGTTCCGGTCTCTTTTTTTCGTATAGCCAAGGCCGAGCTCGCGCTCATGCTCAAGATCAAGCCACGGCTCGAAAACTACGTCGCAGCGGATTATCCCAAGGCAATCCGGTTGCTTGAGGGTTTGGGTTTTATACTTGATAAACCCAGCCCGATCGGGCCGAAGAATGCGCTTTTTCGATGTTTTTGGATCGAGGCCTAAATGGGACTTCCGCTTGCAGCTTTGGTGGTCGGCGGAATAGGTGCTGCGGTTTCGGCTGGCGGCATGGTCGAACAAGGCCGAGCGCAGGCGAACGCCGCCGATTATCAGGCGCAGGTCGCGCGTAATAACGCTTTAATCGCTCAGCAAAATGCCACCTGGACCGCTCAATCCGGCGAAGCGAAAGTCGCCGCGGAAGGCATGAAGACCGCACAGCGTGTGGGCAGCGCCAAGGCCGCACAGGGCGCCTCCAATATCGACGTCAATACCGGATCTGCGGCTAATGTCCGGCAGGCGATGGGCAAGGTGGGTGCGACCGATGCGCTCACCATCCGGTCGAATACCGCACGCGAGGCCTACGGCTACGAAGTCTCCGGCGTGAGCGATATCGCGCAATCGCAGTTGCTTACGTCGGAAGCGCAGCAGGCGCCGATCGGCGCTGATATCGGTGGCGTCGGCACCTTCCTCTCCGGCGCATCGAGCGTCGGCGGCCGCTACGCCGCCATGCAGCTCGGTCAGCCGGCGGCTGCCACGATCGGCGGGGCCTAATGGCTCGCTTTGCCTTCGATGCCGTGCCGGAGGTAGCGCCGACTGGCGCGCCGGGCAACGACTACGAACATATCCAAGCTAACCCGGAGGAATTTGGCGGCCTGATTGCGCAGGGCGAGCAGAAGCTCGGCGCCGGTACCGAAGCGGCCGCTGCCGCGGGACTCAATTATTTTACTGCCAAACAGCAGCTCACCAACGAGATCAGCGCGAGCGAGACCAATACGTGGCTCGCAAAAAATCTCACCGACAAATTCAACAGTTTATCCCAGCTGCAGGGCAAAGCCGCGCAAGACGCCCTACCGCAATTCAAGAAGGATACCGAGGATCTCTATCAGCAGGCGATGAAAAATGCCGGCTCCAACCTGCACATGCAGGCGATGATCGCACAAAGCAGCCGCTACCTGATCGATAATTATTATCGCTGGGGTACCAATCACGCCGACCAGCAATGGCGCACCTGGCAGGATAAGACTGCGGTTGATCGCGCCAATGAATATGGCAATCAGGCGGCAATAGCGGCGCAGCACGGCACCTGGAACGATGTCGATACGTTTCTAAACACCTCCGATGACGAGGTGCGCAAGAACCTCGAGAGCAAGCACATCGATGACGCCGACTCGGTCAACGCCGAGATCAAGAAACGGCGCGGGCTTAACGTCAAAAACATCGTCGACACCTTAAGCGCGAGTGGCGATCCGCACACGGCGCAGGCGGTCTTTGACAAGTACAAGGACCGCATGGACGCCGGCAGCGTGCTCGCTGTCACCTCGCACCTGCAGGAACTCAACGCCCAGCTCAACGGGCGCCAGGTGGCCGACGAGGAGACGGGACGCAGTCCGCGCGGTGGTCCGCCGGCACCGGTGGCAGGCATCCCGGCGAGTTTCGTCGGCGCGATAAAATGGCGCGAAGGTTACGATCCGGTCCCGCGCTGGGACGTCAAGCAATGGACCGTCGGCTATGGTACGCACGCAAGCGGGCCCGACGAGCGGCTCACGCATGACCAGATCGAGCAGCGGTTCAACGACGAGATCACGCGCGAGGCCAAGATCGTCGACGGTGTCAATCCAAACCTCGATCCCGGCACGCGCGCGGCTCTGATTAGCCTGACGCACAATACCGGCGACGCCTGGACGAAGGCCGGGCTCGGCGAGCGCGTGCGCGCCGGCGACATCGCGGGCGCACAGCAGAAGTTTCTCGAATACGCCAACGTCAACGGACAGACCAACGAGGCGATCGCGCGCCGGCGCTGGGACGAAGCGCAATGGTTTGGGCAGGCCGAAGCTCCCGCCGGGCACGCGCTGCCCGACAAGGAGGAAGCTTTCAATCGCGTGATCGCGCGCACCGCCAACGACCCGCGCCAGCAGACCGCGGCGCTCGCGCGCATGAACCAGATATTTTCGGTCGAGCGCGCCGATCACACGCAGCAACAGGTGCTTTTCAACCAGCAGGTCAAGGATTCGACCTCGGAAGCGTTTTCGACCGGCAAAGTGACGACGCCGCTCACCGAAAACGATTTCGTGCAGAACCTCGGTTTTCTGGAGGGCCGCGCGCAATACTCGACCTACAAGCAGAATTTGGTGCTCGGCGCCGATGTGGCAGCCGCGAGTAATATGTCGCCGCAGGAACAGCAGGCGCTTATCGAGCGCTACAAGCCGCAGCCTGGGCCCGGTTTTGAGGAGCAGCAACACCGGCAGCAAATGATCGAAAGCACGATCACCAAGATCCAGAATGATCGCGCCAAGGATCCGGCTTTCAAGCAGAGCATCAACGACACGATCGACCAGGCGGCGCGCACCGGCAACGCCGAGGGCGCGCTGACGCTGCAGGACTTCGTGTTTCATTACGGCACCGAGGACGGCCCGAAAGCTTTTGCGCAATACACGGCTTCGCTGCGCTTGGGAAAAGACGCCAAGACAGCGGCTGAGCTCTCGCCGCAGGAACAGCAGGCGATGATCGGCTCCTACGATCCGCAACTGCAAGGGCTCATTCACGATACCGGCTACACGGAGGACGCAGCCAAACGCCAAGATGCGCTTGTGCAGCAAATCGGGCGGCTCAACAAAGAGCGCGACGCTGATCCGGCCGGCTACGCCATCAACCATTTGCCTGACGTGACGGCGGCCTATCAAGGCCTGCAGAAGACCGAAGGCGATCCGAAAGCCAACGACGCTCAAAAGAAGGCCGCGCGCGCCAATTACGCCGCAGTGATGGAACGCGAGCAGACCCGCATCGGCGTGGATCCGATGAGCCAAAAGCTGCTCTCAAGCGGCGGCGTCGACGCACTCAATAATCAATTACAGGGTCTCGCCGACAACGACGACCCGGCGGCAAGGCTAAGCCTGATCAATCGCCTGCAGCACGACGCGGATATGTGGGGCGATAATTGGCCGATCGTGATGCGGCAGCTCGCCGACGGTAATAAGCCTATCGCGCCGATCGTGCGCGCAATCGCCGCCGGCGCCGATCCAATCGCCATGGCGCGATTGCTGCGGCTCGATAAAGGCGAAACGCCGGCAAAAATCATCGGCGAAGAGAACGGCGCAAAGCTGACCGACATGCACCGCGAGCTCAACAACGCAATGGCGCCGTTCAAAGGCACCATGGTGGGCGCGCAGGCCGATCGGGATTTTACGCCTTATTACGGGCTCGGCGAAAAACTTTCCGCCCTCTACATGCGCGATGGTGATGATGCGGCAACCGCCTCGATCAAAGCCTTCAACGCGCTGGTCGGCAACCGCAATGAGTTTCGCGACACCTGGCGCATTCCAAAGAGCTCCGGAGTTTCGGCCGATGATGTGCAGGCAGGCACGCTCGCCGTGCGCGCACAGCTGCGCGATGCGGCAAATGGTCCGGCGCCCCTTGCGTCAAACTTTAATCAGGCGGTGCGCGATCTCAATCTCACGCCGCAGGAACGCGATCTCTATCAGCGGCACCTTGCAAATTTGACCGGCGCCGGCGGCGTCGACAATGCCAATGGCAGCCGCTCGACGCTGTTTCAATCGACAGTCGAGCGCGACGGACGGACCTACAACATTCCGACGGTTTGGAACGGCAAGATTTTGTCGCCGCAGGACGCAATGAAGCGTGTCGATGCTGTCGGCTGGGATAAATTCCCCTCCTATGGAAGCCAAGCCGAGGCCGAGGCGCGCTACAATCAAATGCACGCCTATATGGAAAAGGACACGGGGCAATTTTTGAAGACGCGCAACGCCGGGCCCTTCGATGTTGTACCGTTCAAGAACGACATGAACCTAACCGAGCCGGAAAACCGTGCGGATAGCTTTACAAATTTTGCACGCAACGGCCGCCTGGTGACGGCGCCGCATAACGATGGGCTCAACATGATCGACGGGCGTACCGGCGCGCCAGTGCGCACCGCAAGCGGCAAGCCGCTGTTGTTGACGTGGGCCCAACTCGCTCAGCTCGGCGGCACGCCGGCGGCGCGCTCGGCTGCTTTTAGCGCGAATCTGCCGAACGCGCCGCCACCCTGATGCCCGAAAGTTTTGCGACGCCCGACGAATACGCCCTGCAGGGCAATGCTTCGGATTTGAATACCGGGCTCGAGCAGAGCCTTGGCGCGCAGGCCGGCGAGGCCTTCATGGGCGGTGTGCGCACGATCACGCGCGCCTCGCAGATGCTGGGTGCCAAATATGGATTTGATCCGCTGGCGGCCGCCGGCGCGGCCGAAGCCGGGCCGGCCGGCATGGAGATATACAACAAGGAAATGCAAGGGCTGAAAGATCAGCCCGACATTTCGATCACCGACGCCAAGGCGCGCATCAAGCAGGAAGGTCTCGAAGGCCGCATCAATCTGCCGCAGCAGGACAGCATTCGGCAGCCGGTGCTCGATCTTATGCTCGATCACGCGCACGAGCAGGCGACCTATGACGCCGCGGTCAACCGCGGACCGCAAGGGTTTTTGCCGGGCGCGCTCGGCTTCATCACACAGATGGGCGTGGGCATGATCGATCTGGTTAATGCCGCGGCCTTCTCGATCCCGGTTACGGGCGAGGCCCGCTATGGCCAGTTGATCGCTAAGGCCGGCGAGAGCCTGATGGCACGCGCTGGCGTCAGGGCGGGCGTAGGAGCCGCCCAGGGTGCGGTCGGTGGTGCGGCGTTGCTGCCGGCCGACTGGTGGCTGAAAACCCAGGATGGCCAGGATTATACCTATGCCGATGCGCTTAAGTCGGTCGTGCTGTCGGCCGGCATGGGCGCCGGTTTCATGGGCGGGCATGGAGTGCTCGCCGACCTGTTGCGTAGGTATCGCGGGCTGCCGCTATCCGGCTCGCCCGAGGATCTACTCATGCGAGGGCTTACCCGTCCGCGTCCAGAGGTCGCCAATGCGATAATTCCGCTCGAGGAGGTGCCTGGCATCACCGCGAGCGAAAAACCGCTCCCAGCGCCTCCGCAAGAGCAAGCGCCGGCCGCCCCGGAAATCCACCCTACGCAAGCAGTCCTCAACGACGCGCTCGAGCAGCTACGCGCCGCCGGCATGCCGGAGGACCAGGCGCAGGCCAATGCGGCGCTTATGGCAGCCCGCTACGAGACCAGGGCGGCACGGCTGGGCGGCGATCGTACGGCGCTTGATCTCTACAAGAGCGAAGGGCTGACAATTCAGCGGCCGGAGCCGGAGGAAGAGGCGCCGGAGGGTAGGGCCTACCAGAAAACATTGTTTCAGGCGCCGGTCTTCTACTCAGCAGCCGAGCGCGCGATTGCATCCTCAAAGCAGGAAAAGGCCTCACCCGAGCAATGGCTCGCGACCATCAAGAACACGCCAGGCGTAAAGGGCGAAGAGCTTCAATGGCTCGGTCTCGAGGATTGGCTCAAAGAGCAAAAAGGTCCGGTGAGCAAGCAGGCGATCGCGGACTATGTGCATGCCAATCAGATTGAGGTGAAGGAAGTAGAAAAAGGAAAGGGTGATTTTGTCTCGGTCGCCGAACATGATTTTGGCGAACCAGTAGGCGATACCACCAAATTCGGCTCCTACACTCTCCCCGGCGGTAAGAACTATCGAGAGCTGTTGTTGACGCTACCGGCAAAACAACACGCGCCTGTGCAGACAATTAGCGAAGCGCTCGATCTTTTGGCTCGACAGGAAAAGACGACGCCCGCGGATATCCGAGAGCGCTACGGCTATTTGAACGAAAACGATTACGTTGACCTGGCAAACAATCCAAACCGCGACGTCCGTGGTGATACGTTCAAATCCGCCCATTGGGACGAACCCAACATACTCGCGCATGTGCGCTTTAACGATCGCGTGATCGACGGAAAGAAAACGCTCTTCCTCGAGGAGATCCAAAGCGATTGGCACCAGGCGGGCAAGCGCAAAGGTTATGACAATCCGGCACTGCGAAAACAGGTTGAGGCCCTCGTCGAGGAGCGTGAGCAGCTCGCAAAAACCGGCGGTCTTCTGCTCGGCTCGCCGGAGCGCGAGGCGGCCAGCGCAAAATATGAGGAGCTAACGCAGCGCATCGTCGAGCTAAACAAACAACGGCCGTTGACAAAGGGCGTCCCCGACGCGCCTTTCAAAACCACATGGCCCGAGCTCTCGCTTAAACGCATGATCCGCTATGCCGCCGAGAACGGCTACGATCGCATCGGCTGGACGCCGGGCGAAGTGCAGGCCGAGCGGTATGATCTGAGCAAGCAGATAAACCGCGTCGTTGCCGAAAAACTGCCTGACGGGCGCTACACTTTGGAAATGTTCGCCAAAGGTGGCGATCCCCATGGCTTCAAGACGGCCATGGATGCCGAGAAGCTTCCCGATTATGTCGGGAAAGAGTTAGCCGAAAAGATTGTTTCAGATATTCGCAGCGCAGGCGGCAAAACCTACTCTGGCCTCGATCTCAAGGTCGGCGGCGAAGGAATGAAAGGCTTTTACGATCAAATCCTGCCGGCAGCGGCGAACAAACTGGGCAAAAAATTTGGGGCAAAAGTCGGCGCCGGCGAGGTGCCGACCGATGAGCCGTTGCAAGTTTATTATGGTCGGCAGCCTTCGGCCGCTGAAATCAAATCGGTGCGGGATTTGGCGAACTCACGCGATTGGACGGACAAGGCTAAGATCAGCCCGGTGACCGGCGAGCGGCAGGAATATCAAATTAGTCGGGTTGCTGTCGCGCAGTCCTTAAGCGGTGTGGAAAGTGCAATGCGAGCCGGCCTCTCTTTCAGCGAGGCAATGGTGCAGGAGGGCAGTCCGGAACTCGCACAGATATTTGGCGGTCAACTTGTGCCCAGCCTCAAGCAGGGCCCGACCCACGCCATTCACACGCTCGATCTTACGCCGCAGCTGCGCGACGCCGCGGTGCGCCAGGGCTTTCCGCTTTTCCAGGCCGGTGAGACCGCGCCGCGCGGCCGCATCACGCTGCGCGAGAACCAGGCGATCATTGATCTCTTTGCAAACGCGGATGCTTCCACATTCCCGCACGAGGCCGGACACCTCTACCTCGAGGAAATGGTGCGCGACGCGACCGCCGAGAACGCGCCGCAGGGGCTCAAGGATGATCTTCACACGATCATGCAGTGGCTTAAGGTCGAAAAGCCCGAGCAGATCGGCACCGAGCAACACGAGCAGTGGGCGCGCGGCTTCGAGCAATATCTCTCGGAAGGCAAAGCGCCCTCGTCAAAACTCGCCGACGCCTTTGCTAAATTCAAGGATTGGCTGCTCGCGATCTATCATGGCCTAACGAGCTTCGGCGCACCGCTATCCGATGACGTGCGGGCCGTCATGGACCGCATGCTTGCGACGGATGAAGAGATCGCCGCGTTCCGGCAGGCGCCGCCGCATCCGGCCGAAGCGCTTGCCGATATGCCGCCGGCCGTGCAGGAAAATGCCGTGCAGGCAGCGATCGCCGATGTGATCGCGGGGCGCCCGGTACGCGCCGGGGAAATGCTCGAGGAGGCCGGCAAGCAGGACCCGCGCATTGCCGAGTCACTCGAACCACCGGCAGCAAAAGCGCCCGAGCCCACGCCGATCGCCACCATCGCCCGCGGCCGGCGCGGCCCGCGAGCGGCGGAAACGGCCCGAATCCTCGAGGAGAACCACCGCCACGCCGAGGAAGAGCTCGATTTAGGCCTGAAAGAAGCGGAGATAAATCCTGCCGAAATCCCTGCCGAGCGGCGCGCCCGTGTGCTAGAAATTATGACCCGCGAGGGCATTTCTGACCCGATCGAGGCTTACGAACGGGCGGTGATGGAGGAGGATACCGGTGGCGTTGAAGCTGGTCAGATCGAACCCGCGGCCGAGAAAATCCCGGGTTGGGATGATGTCGCCGAGCCAACATCGGGCGAGGGCCGCGCAGTTGCGCAAGAGCCCGTCGGAGAGGGCGAAGGCGGTGGCCTTGGGCCACGAACACGTAGCGAGGATGCAAGAGCAGCGCGGCAAGCTCGGGGCGTAGCGGATTTCCGCAAGTTTGCCACTGACGGCCGCGCGGTCGAAGAACCGGATCTCGCCGCCGAATCCAAAATCGCCGAAAAGACTTTGGAACCGCCCTCGGTCGATGTCGACAAGGCGGTGAGCGCAGCGCAGGCGGCCGCCGGCGAAGCCGATAAGCTGCTCGCCGATATCCTGCCGCGCATGACCGACGATGAGCGCAAGATCTTCGAGGACGCGCTCAACCAGCTCGATCAGGACAACGACGCACGCAAACAGATGTGCATCGACGGCGCCGAGTGTCTCGCGCAGGCGGCGTCCGGATGAACCGCAAAGATTGCATCAACGACATCGCCGGCCGCACCGGCCGCAAGCGCGAGGACGTCGAGGATATTCTCGACGATATTCTCGATCGAGCGGATGGTTACGAAAACGACGGTCTTAACGCCAACGAAGCCTATTCGCGCGCGCGCGATGAAATGCTCGAAAACTTTTCCGAGAAGGCGGCACTCGATCGGCGCGCCGCCATCATGGACAAGCGCAAAGAAGTCCTGCGTTCGCGCTACTATCGCGACACCGCCAAGGCGATCGAGAGATTGCCGGCGGGCCGGCGTTTGCTGGCCAAGCTCAAGATCCAAGCGAGCCGCCTGGCGCTCGAAGCCAAGCTTGTCGGTGTCAACGTGCCATTTTTCAAGGGGCGGTTTTCCGTCGACTCGCAATACGTGGCGCTGCGCCGATTGTGGATCGGCGGCCTGTCGCAGGATCTCGAGACCGCGGGCCTGTCGAAAGTCTTTGCCTCGCGCGCGCTTGAGGACAAATGGACCGACGAACTGTTTGAGCTCAACAAGAAGGGCTCGCCCGCCTGGCAGCGCGCCAAGGCCGGCGGCGAGGCCTACGAGCGCGAACTCGCCGAATTGACGCAACGCGGCCAAGGGCCCGGCTCGCCAGGCGTCACCAAGGATCCGCAGGCGCTCAAGATCGCGCAGATCATACAGAAGTGGCAGCGCCAAAGTATGGGCGCGCTTAATCGCGAAGGCGCCTGGGTACGTTCCTATTCCGGCTACATCACGCGCACCTCGCACGATCCGGACAAAATTAGATCCGCCGGCCCGGAGCGCTGGATCGCCGATGTGACGCCTAAGCTCGACCTGGTGCGCACTTTCGGCACCCGGGATCCGCAGCGCGCGCGTGATGCGCTGTTCGCGATGTGGCGGCCTTTGATGCAGGGCGATCATTTCGACTACGGGCGCGCCGTCGACGAGCCGCTCTATCCGACCCCGGCAAAGTCGGCATCCGCTTCGCGCGAGCTGCATTTCAAGTCGGGCAAGGATTGGCGGGCTTATAACGAGCAATACGGCGCCCACAATGCCACGCATACGGTGGTGGAAGCGGTACGTATTGCGGCGCGCAAGGTTGCCCTGATGCGAGAATTCGGTACGCGGCCGCGCGAGGCTTACGAGATCGACAAGCGGCTGTTGCTATTCGAGACGCAGCGCGAGGCGGAAAATCTTTCGACCCGGCTGGGTGCGCTCGAGGTAGCGGCCAATTCGCCGGGCGCCGGCGCCGCCGAGCAGGCCAAGCTTGCAAAGGAAATGGAAAGCCTGCGGACGCAGATTGCGGAAACGTCGGGCCGACACGAGGAGCTGCGCAGCTGGCAACAGGCGCTTGATAATCGTTTCGCGCAGATCGACGGCACCAGCATGAAGCCGGTTAGCCGGATATCGAGCAGCGTGATTGCCGGCGTGATGTCGGTGCAGCGCTCGTCCAAGCTGGGCAACATTTTCGCGACGCACTTTGCTTCATTGCCGACCAAGAGCGCGGAAGCGCGCTATTGGGGCATTCCCTTTGCCGAGCGTTTCGGCTCGCTGTTTCGTGGGCTGACGTCGGGCCTCGAGGGCAGTGCCAAGCGCGAAGCCCTCGATGCGACGCTGGTCGGGTTTGAGCATAGGCTCGGCCATATCATGAATGCGTACGACGTCGCCGATGCGCCGGCCGGCTTCCTGCATCAGATCGAAGAGACGTTTTTCAAGCTGACGGGCGTCAACGCAGTGATTGACAACCAGCGTGGCGACTTCGAGGCCATGGCAGCCGGGCATCTCGGCAGCAAACGCGAGATGGAGTGGAACGGCCTCGATCGTTACACCACGCGAATCCTCGATAGCTTCGGCATCGGCGAGCGGGAATGGAAGGCGCTCAAAGGTGCCGAATGGAGCAAGGCCGGCGGTAGAACTTACCTATTTCCGGCCGATGCCATGAAGCTCACCGATGAGCAGATCAAGACCTATCTCAAAGAGGGCCCGGCGCTTGGCCGCGCCGAAGCCAACGCCGACGACATCAATTTGGCGCGCGAGGATCTCGGGACCAAGATTGCTGCCGTCTATTCTGATCGCGGCGGTTACGCTATCCCGATGCCCTCGGCGCGCACGCGCGCTATCCTTTTTGGTAAGGACTATGAACCCGGCAGCGGCTGGAACACTGCCAAAAAGCTGTTTTGGCAATTCAAGCTTTGGCCGATCGACATGATGAACCGTGCCTGGGGCCGCGAACGCTACGGCCGCATTGGCGACGGCCGCATGGAGCGCGTGGCAAGCCTCGTCGAAACGGTAGTGGCAGCCACGATTTTCGGCACTGCGGCGGAAGGCGTGCGTGATCTCATCAAGGGGCAAAATCCGATGGCCAAGCTGCAGAGCAAGCCGATCGCGGCGTTGCTCGCCGGCGCCCAGCGCTCCGGTATGGGTTCGATTGTCGGCGATTTTTTGCTCGGGCAATTTGATCGCCATGGCCTATCGGCCGCGGCTAACATGCTCGGTCCTACATTTGGGCAGATCGATGATCTCGCTACGCTCTTGCATGCCGGCGGTCGTACCGAACAAGGCATGTTTAGCGCATCGGCGATGCGCGAGCGAGCCGCGACCTTGCTCAAGATCACGCGCGACAACACTCCGTTTATGAATTTGTGGCTGACTTCGCTCGCGATCAACACGCTGGTATGGCACCGTTTGCAGGAATGGATCTCGCCCGGCTATCTGCAGCGCTCGGAACAAAGGCAAAGACAGATGGAAGGCACGCAATATCTGCTCTCGCCGGCGAAGACCGATCGTTGGGTCACCGGCAAAGCGGCGAGCCCGTTCTGATGCGCTGGTTTGTGATGTGCATAGCGATACTGCTAATCGCTGCACCGGCCACGGCGCGCGATGACGGCCGTTATGCCAATTCGCCGCTTCATTCCTGGTTTGATCATCTCGCCTCCGGAAAGGGTCTCTGTTGTAGCTTCGCCGACGGCCGCACGATCTCCGATGTCGACGTTGAAATGCGCACCAATCACTATTGGGTGCATGTCGACGGCGCCTGGATCCTGGTGCCCGATGAGGCCGTGATTACCGAACCCAACAAAGCCGGCGTCGCCGTCGTTTGGCCCTACGTGGGCGAAGACGGCAAGACCCAAATTCGGTGCTTCCTGCCCGGCTCTGGCGTATGACCGGCACACCACCCCGTCCGCCAGGCTTGCCGCCGCCACATCCGCCGCAGCCGGCACCGATCAAGGTGCGCCGCAAGCGAACAGGCCAGCGCACGCGCCATCGCGGCACGCACCTCCCGCCGCATCCGCTCGCCAAGCACCAACTTAGAGGCAAGCCCTGACATGCGCAGATGGTTTTATGCGGTCGTGATTTTGTTTTGCGGCGCGGTCGGCGCGCTCGCGACAATCTCCTCGGCACTCAACTCGATCACCATCCCGGGCAATAACTCGCAGACGGCGTTCACCTTCCCCTTTGTCGGGGTGGCGGCGAGCGATATCTCGGTGATTTACACCAACGCGAGCGGTGTGCAGACCACGCTCACGCAAGGGCCGGGGACCACGCAATACCAAGTGACCCTCAACGCAGCCGTTGCGCCTTCATTGTGGGGCGTCGGCGGCACCGTCAGCTATAATCCCTCCGGCACGCCGATCGCTTCCGGCACCACGCTCACGATCGTGCGCAATCTGCCTTACGTGCAGCTCACCAGTTTGCAGAATCAGGCGAGCTGGGGGCAGCTCGCGCAGGCAACCGAAATGGCGCTCGATCAGCTCGCGATGCAGATCCAGCAGATCAGCAGCGGCCTTAGCCGCACGCTGGCCGGTCCGGTCAATGATCCCGCGGGTCTGACTTATACGCTGCCGCCGGCGGCGCAACGCGCCAACCACATAGTTTGCTTCGATGCCTCCGGCAATGTCATTGCCTGCTCGACGCTGCCGGCCGGCACGGTTTCGACGCCGATGCAGCCGGTGGTCAATGCCGCCAGCCTTTCCGCCGCCCGCACCGCCATGGGCCTAAACTCAGCGGCGACCGGTGTCGTCAATTACGGTCTGCAGCAGGGCGTCTCGGGCGCCAACAATATCGACGTCAACCAGACGCCGGTGCAGGATTCTACCAACCAGAGCGTCAATGCGGCCTTCCACCAGACCGGCCGCATCTGCACCGGGCCGATCACCTACACGCTGCCGCGCGCCAACACGACCTGGGCGGGCTTCGGCTTTTGGGTCTTTGCGGTTTCCGGGGTTTGTACGATCACGCCGAACGCCGCCGATAACTTTTTCGATGTGGCGTCGGGCACCGGTATCGCAGTCCCACCCGGCTCCTGGGTCTTCATCTGGACCAATGCGGCTTCCTCGGGTACTTGGTGGGCTGATTATCATGGGCCGACCAATCCGAACCTGGTCGCCGGCGTGAATTCCAACGCGCTCACCTTCACGCTCTATGCCGGACCGGTACAGTTCCGCGATCCGACGCTCGCCAATGGCGATCCACTTTGGTCACTGCCGGCCAACGGGATCTCGATCACGATCCCCTCGACCGCCACGCTTGGCACAGTCAGCAGCCAACCGTTCCGGCTGTGGCTGTTCCTGGCCTATAATTCCGGAACGCCGGTATTGGGGGTCGCACTTTGCACCGTCAATGCCAGCATCTTCGATTGCGCCTCATGGGAAAGCCGACAAAATCACGGCTTCCTGGTGGGCGTCGGCGCCACGACGGCTGGCGCGCTTTATACATCATCGGCCACCATCAACGACGCAGTACGCATCATTGGCTATGCCGAATATTCAAGCGGGCTTGCCACCGCCGGCACTTGGGCCTCGGCGCCGACCAAGCTGCAGCTTTGCATCGCGCCGTTTTCCTGTCCGCTGCCCGGGCAGACCGTGCAGGGTCCGCAATCGGTGACGACCTTTGTCAATACCGGCTGCGGCAGTGCGTCATTTGTCGGCACCGGCGTCGAGCGCCAGATCACACCGACCAGCACGATCAATTTGATCCGATTTACCGTGGCCGGCACAGCGATCAACGGAACCGACAACGGCTTGACCGCGGTCGCGGTGTTCCGCGGCGCCACGCAAGTCAGCAACGTCGCGACCGCCAGCGTTGCCGGTGTGTCGGGCGTCTCTCCGGTATTTTTGCAGGGGATGGAACAGCCGGCCACGACCTCGGCGGTCACTTATCAAGCGTCCTGCGAATATCTCTCCGGCAGCAGCGGCGGCTTTCCGACCAGCAACGGCGGCAACATCATCCTCGAAGAGATCATGGGCGCGCTCGAACCCGCTAACGACAACATGCCGCGCACTGCGCGGAAGGTGGCGTAACATGGCCGTTTCAGGCGTCGAACCCATTGTCCAGCAAAACTATTCGATCCCAAATGTCGGCGGTGCCACGACTGCCGTCAACAATATCAGCACCGTCGGAGCTCAGGTTATCGCCGCCGATCCACAGCGCAAGTCGATCACCTTTGCCAATCCGAACATCGTCGGCAATATCAATCTGCTCGTTTTCCAGATGGTCGACGCCAATGGCAATTCCCTGGCCGGCATTACCTTCACCACGCCGGGCGGCGGCTGGCCTGTGCTACCGGGGGCGATCGTCACCTTTAGCGGCGACGTGCAGGGCGCCTGGGGCGCCGTGGCGCAGGCGAACGCCAATAACGGCCTGAGCGTCATTTCCTCGCGCAGCTGAGCTTTCTCAAATTCAAAGGCGAACAACCGGATGAAAAGCATCCGAATGCTCCTGCTTGCGTTGCTGATGGTTGCCTCGCTCGTCAGCGTCGCGCCGGTGCCCGCGCGAGCGCAAGGCTGCGGTACGCTCAATCCGAATTGCATCGTTCCGACTGCGCCGCCGGGCGACAACAGCAATCGCGCCGCCTCGACCGCCTTCGTGACAAACGCGCTCGGCGGTGGTGGCGGCGGCGGCAATGTGTCCAATGTCGGCACCCCGACCAGCGGGCAGGTCGCGGTCTGGACCACTGCAACCACGATCGAGGGCCTATCGCTTAGCGCGACCCTCGATGCGACATTTGGCACCACCCAAGGCAGCGTGATCTATCGCGGCTCATCCGGTTGGTCGGCGCTTGGTCCCGGCACATCGGGTTATTTCCTCGAGACGCAAGGCGGCAGCGCCAATCCGATTTGGGCTTCCGTTTCCGCAACCGGTTGCACCGTCTCGGGCGGTTCTCAGTATCAGATCCTGATCAATAACGGCGCCAGCGGCTGCTCGAGCAGTCCAAGCGCCAGCGTCAACGGCGGGGCACTCTCGCTCGGCGCCTCCGGCACGCTCGGCAGCGTGCAGATGGGCAATGGCAGTTCCGGCACCATCACGCTCGAACCGACCACCGGAGCGCTCGGCTCTATCACCGAATATCTGCCGGTCGCGAGCGGCGATACGCTGGTCGCCTTGGCGGCGACGCAGACGCTGACCGGCAAATCGATCGCGGCCTCCGAGATCAACAGCGGGCAGCTTGCGGCAGCGCAGATGCTCGCGCTCACCCAATATTACGTCTACCAGGGCAACGCCTCCAATTACCCCGCGGCCGTCACTCTAAGCGCGGCGCTCGATGCCGCGATCGGTTCGACGCAAGGCGATATTCTTTACCGGGATTCGGCGGTCTGGAAGGTGCTGGCGCCGGGCACCTCCGGCTATTTCCTGGAAACGCAAGGGTCTGCCGCCAATCCAACTTGGGCTGCGGCCACCGGATCGAGCGGCTGCTCGGTTTCCGGCGGCTCGCAATATCAGATCCTGGTCAATAACGGCTCGAGCGGCTGCGCCAGCGACGCCAACGCCAGCGTCAATGCCGGCGCGTTGAGCCTCGGTGCCTCTGGCACGGCCGGCACAATCGCGCTCGGCAATGCGACCTCGGGCACCGTGACCATCGGCACGGTGATCGGTGCGCTCGGCTCGGTCACTGCCTCATTGCCAGCCAATAGCGGCATCATCGCCGAGCTGAATTACGCGCAAACATGGAGCGCCGCGCAGTCCTTCAACAACGGCGATCTCAAGCTAAACGGGTCGAGCTCGGGCGCGATGACGTTGGAAGCCCCGGCGGCGGCTTCGACCTATGTTGTCACCTTCCAGGCGGCAACCGATACAGTCGCAGTGCTCGGCACCGCGCAGACTTTCTCGGCGGTCGAAACCTTCTCCGGCCATGTGTTGATGACCGGGCTGACCACCTCAGGCACGATCGCCAACGCGGTCTGCACCGATTCGAGCGGCAACGTCATCTCGAACGCCAGCGCCGATTGTTTCCCGACCGGCGGCCTGAGCGCGGTCAATACCTTCACGAACAGTCATACCCTGACCAACGCCGACAACGGCGGCGCGGTGGTGATGAACTGTTCGGGCGCCTGCAACCTCACTTTCCCGACCAGCCTCGCGACAAACTTTTCGACCAATGTATGGGTGCAAGGCGCTGGTACCGTCACCCTGGTGGCTTCGTCGACCACGATCTACACGATCGGCGGTGCGGTCGGCTCCGGCGGCGATATCCACTCGCTCGCGCAATACACCGGCTTTAGCTGTTTCCAGACGACCACCAGCACCTTTGCCTGCAGCGGCAGCCTGGCACCTTGACCTTGGTCGTGGATCGTCGGGCGCTGCTCAAACCGCAGCGCAAATTGTCGCTACCGAGCCGGCGCAAGGTCCTGCGCGGATTGGCCGCTACCGGCATCGCGGCGCCTTTCGTTGTGCGGCCGGATCTGGCCGAGGCCTACCTGCTGTTCATGGCCGGACAAAACCAGGTTCCGACGGTTTATTCGACCAAACGCCGCTCGCTGGTCTTTGTCGGCAACTCGATCACTTGGGGCTTCGGGCTCACGCGCGCGCAAGGCTGGCCCTACCAGCTGCAGGCGCAGGTCGACAGCCACCAGGGCCACGGCGGTACGGGCTGGGAATGGCGCGCGATCCAGAGCGACGACTATTCGACCATTCCCTTCAACGGCGGCTATTCCGGCACGCTGCTGCTGACGCCCGAGGGTTCGATCAGCCCGGAGGTTGTCGGCCCCTTCAGCAATTACGTCAGCGGCAGCGACAGCGGCTACTCAAATTACACGGCGCCCGCGCTCGGTTTCAATACCAGCACCAGCAACGGCATCGTCTTTTCGGCCGGAACCGCGACAACCTACCTAGTGACACTCGCGCGTCTTTTCTCGGGCAGCACGCCGGGCCTGCTGAATATTTACGCCGAGGGCACCGCACTGCCCGTAGCCTCGATCACCGTCACCAGCACGACGCCGACCGTTTTCGTTTCGCTGTTGTCCGCTTCGCCTTCCGGTAGCGGTGCCATGTCTGTCTATTATGGCAGCGGCGCCGACGTCGATGTGATCGGATTGCATCCGACCACAATCTATTCGAGCAACCAGGTTCTGGTCGAAGTCGTTGCGCGCAATTCGTTCTGCCTCTCGGACTACAACGCCAGCGATATCCAATATCAATCGCTCTTCACGCCCAACCGCTACGGGTCGAGCGACACCACGCCGATCTATGTGCTGATATTCGGCACCGTGGAAATGTACGACGCCAATCGCGCGATCAGCGGGGCGACTTACGAATCCAATCTTTCGACCATGGTGAGCAATCTGCTTGCCGGCTCGATCGCGCCGCCGGCGGCCAACGGCATCGTGCTCACCATTCCGATGCTGCCGGATCCTTCCGCCAGCCCGGTGTCGCCGGCGACCGTCGCCGGCTTCCGCACTGCGGTGCTCACGGTTGCCACCCAGTACGGCCTGGGCGTCATCGATCTGCAAAATCTTGTACCGGCCTCTTGGGGCGCGGCGCTCACCATTGCGAACGGCTTTTACCAATCCGGTCAGCCCTTCCACCCGACCGCGAGCGGCGCGACTACCATCTACAACGTGCTCAAAACGGCGCTCAATCTCTAGCTTTTGTCGCCTCTTAGCGGATTTTTCAGGAAATTGCCGGATAGCTCGCGCGAACAACAACCCTTGGGGAGATCCTAATGCGCGCGCTGCTTTTCGTCATTACCCTGCTCGGTCTTTCTGCCGCCGCCTATGCCGAGGACAAACCGAAGCCGGCCGAGCACAAGATCGATTTTGCGGCCGTCATCACCGACGTCTACGGCCGGCCGTATTCGCCGCAATGCGTGCGCAACGATCTGACCAGCAATCCTCCCAAATGCGGCGAGTATGCGCCGTTCACGCTGGGGCTTGCCTGCATCACTGCGCTGAGCGCAGCACTCGACGTCGACCGCGGTGAGATGGCCGCTGCCAAGGTCAAACGCGAGCAGCTCGCCATGACCATCGCCGACGCCGAACAGCATCACGCGGCGATCACGCTCGATCGCGCCGAAAAGAACGCGCTCGAGGAGCGCATTGCCAAAGCCTTCCCGGATGCCATTCTGGTCGGCCGCATCTGGTGGATGCTCGAGCCCGATGACGTCCGGCTCTAATGCTGCATCCCTTCGACACTTTGCTGCCGGAATACACCGCCCTGCTTGCACGCGTGCAGATCACGCGGCCGGCGGTGGTCGAAGCAGTCGCCAGCAAGCTTTTAAGCTTCATCAAAGCCGGCCGTTATGATGAAGCCTGCGCGGCGACCGGCGTGCCGAAGATCGTCGCTGCGGCCTCATTTGAACGTGAAGCGTCGAGCGTTTTCAGCCTGAGCCCGGCGCAGGGCGACCCTTGGAACCAGGTTTCGCGGCATGTGCCGGCTGGGCGCGGACCGTTTGCCAGCTGGGCGGCGGCGGCCATCGACGCCTACCACCTTGACCATCTTGACGCGGTCGGCGCCGAGAATTGGAGTTGGCAACGCGCCTGTTATGAAGAGGAGCTTTTCAACGGCTTCGGCTATCGCTCCCATGGCGTACACACGCCCTACCTTTGGGCCGGGACGAACAACTACAGCGAAGGCAAATTCGTCGCCGACGGCCGTTTCGAGCCCTATGTTTCAGATTCGCAGATTGGCATCGTCCCGATGATGCTGCGCTTGGTCGCGTTGGCGCCCGAGCTACGGCTTTCCAATGATCAAAATATGATAGCGGCTCTCCTTTCCCCCACGCCGCCGGTGCTGCCTCAACCGTTGCCGGCACCGGAAGGCCTGCACGACGCGGCCGACCTGCAGGCGGCGCTCAATAAGCTCGGCGCGACGCCGGCATTGACGGTCGACGACAACTTTGGCCGCGAGACGCGGCGCGCCGTCGAGGCTTTCCAGGCAAGTCACAATCTCACGGTCGACGGCTTGGCTGGACCGGCGACTTGGGTGGCGGTCGCCGCCGATCTCGCCGCTGGCACTGGGGCAACGCCATGATGATCCGCCTGCGCTTTGTCACCGCGCAAGATCTCGTGTCCGATGCCATCCGATTTGCGGAGGATTTTCCCTATTCGCATGTCGAGGCGGTAACGCCGGCCGGCACGTTTCTCGGCGCCCACGCTGACGGTGGCGTGCTCGATCGGCCGAACGACTACGACAAAGGCAAATTCAGCGCGGAGCATTTTGTCACGATCATCGTCGACCAGCTGACGCAGGATAAATTCTACGCCTATCTGCAGGGCAAGATCGGCACGCCTTACGACTACCAGGCCATCCTCGGCTTTGCTTCGCGTTTTGACCTGCACAAGACCGGGGCGGTGATCTGCTCGGCGCTGCAGACTTTGGCGCTGCGGGCCTGCCTTTATTTCCCCTATCCGCTGGCAGTGCCGGCGCATGAAGTTTCCCCGCGCGACTTGGCGCTCATGCTGAGTACGCGCGTTTCCTTCTAACCAGGAGTGAAAATATGACGCTCTCACCAAAATGGGGGATCTGGATCAGCGCGATTGCGGCGCTGCTGGCTTTCGTGGCGATCAGCACTGCGCAGCTCACAACGCTGTTTGACGCCCATGTTGCGGGGCTTATTACGGCTTGGGCCGGCTTCCTCGGCGGTGCCATCAACGCGGTCAACGTCGTGCTGCATATGATCCCGTCGCAAAGCGGCCCTGTGGGCGCCGCTCAATTTCCGCTCGGCCCGAAGCAATAAATCTGCTAGGGCTGCTTTGCGTAGCTACGCAACCTCAACCAGGAGAAACCTATGTCGACGATCGATCTTTCCGTCATTGTCGGTTACACGACGCAGATCAGCGCTCTGCAGGCCCAGCTCGCGACCGCCACGGATCCCACTGTGAAGGCGTTCCTGCAGTCACAAATTGGCGTGTTGCAGGCCCAGCTCAGCAGCGAGGCTCAACACCAGCAGGCCCAGGCGGACGCCTCGAGTAATCTGCTCAACGGGCTTGGCCTTTTCGCCACACTATCGCAAACGGTCGGCACCGCGGCGCCGGCGATCATCTCCCTGCTCAAGCCCTAATGCGGGCTCAAACGCCCTTCTGGATCCCAATCCTCGCTGCCATGGCCCTCCATGGCAGCGTCTTCATTACGCAGGCCGATAAATATTTGGGACCGATCGGCCAGATTATCAGCGCAATCGACAAGTCCATCGACAGCATCATCGATTTCCGCAAGACGCTTCCGGCACCGAAAACGGCACAGCGAAAGGCGAAGCACCCATGAACCTCTGGCCCTTGGCTAAATTTTATATGCGGCGCGAGACCGAGCTTGGCGAGCTCCTCGGAGATGCCGCCAATCCAGCCCGCGCGGCTTTTATTTCCGACTGCGCCGCCGACCTGGTCGCGCTCGCCAAAAAATGGCGCCCGGCGCTCAATAAGACCGGTTTGCTTGACGATGCGCTCGCCACTTTGCGCGAAATGCTCGGCGTTGTGCCGGCGCAGGCGCATACCGAGACGCAAAAGAACGACGCCCAGGCCTAGACGGGCCGGGCTTTCCCCGGAGTTATCCCATGGCAGTACCAAAATACGTTGCCGACCTTCAAGTCGGGCAAGCCGCAATTCTTGGCGAGGTCAAGGCGTTGAATGGACGCTTAGATGAGTACAACAAAAATGTTAGCAAAAATGACAGTGACAAGGAAAAACGGCTTCGCAGCTTGGAAAAATCAAAACATTGGTACGCCGGCGTCGCGGCCGGTATGGGCGCCGTCTTTGGCACTTTAGTCGAGATCGTTACCGGCCCACATCACTAGGCCGAGGCATCTTCTGATCTTTCAGCCCCGTTGTGGCCAACAGCCACGGCGGGGTTTTCTTTTAACTAGGATGCGCTTAGACTACGCATCCTCTCAGGCCCACGGAGGATAGCCAATGGCTCTTTTCGATCTCATTACCGGATTTTTCCGAAAAATTCCGGCGCCGGCGGCGCCCAAACTGCACCGGCAGCTTATCATGGATCACACCGGTCACAGCGTTGAGCAATTCGACCCGGCCGATGTTGTCTCGCTTGCCGAAGCCGAGCGGCGCTTCAAAGAATTGACCGGTTTGGGCTTCATTGCGGCCGAGCGTGTCGGTGCGGGGCAATCGAAGCGGATCGGTGAATTCAAGCCGAGCGCCGAAGAGACTTTGTTTATTCGGCCGCTTGTTGGTGGCTAATGCCGAAGTGGCGCCGCAGGCTGAAGGCACGCCAGCGGCGCACTCACGGCTTTGTTCTGCGCACATCGCTGCCGGCGGCGAGCTGGCGGCATTTTGCTTCGACCGACGGCGCGGAAATTAATCTACTTCCGGGCGGAATGAATTACGTCCGCGAAATGATGGCGACCGAGGTCCGCGCGCGCCAAAGTGAGCGCCTTGCCGAAATGGAGGCCTGCCTCGTCGCGGATCGCGCCCGCATACGCCTCAATCGCGAAATTAGGGACACGTTTTTCTACGGCAATCGTCTGGACCGCGAAGCGCAGGTGGACCGCGAAGCGCAGGTCAATGCGCAGCAGCGTGCGCTCGATCTGCTGCGCAAATGGCTGTCGCCGGCCCAGCTTAAAGAATTTGACGAGAGTAGATGTTTTCACGTGATCGGCTGCGACAGCGGTCAGCGCTATCTGGTCACATTGGGCGTGGTGCAGAATGTGTTCACCGTTAACGAGAGGGACGAGAAATTGATCGGTCATTGCTTCGGGCCGAGCGGTCACCTTGCCGCCGGCGACGTCATGCTGGCGCAAAAGATCGCGCTCGAAACCATGGAAACCGAGGCGCTGCGCGTGGCCAATACGTTTATGGTTACGCGCCCGGAAGACTATTTGACTCTTCAGGACTGGAGCTATCGTTTGCATTTTCGCGGAATGCCAGTAATGCCAGTTCGAGTTGTCGAGCGGATCGAGCCGGGCGTAACTGGTCCGTGGGGAACGCCAGCAATTCCGGCCCTCGATGCACCAGCACCTTCTTCGTCAGCGGATTGAGATTATCGAGGGTGCCGAAGATCCAGCCTGTCTTTCCGCGATGGCGGCCGGCCAGGATCTCGACCGTCATCTTCAAGGCTTGGCGAGCCGCTCCTCGAGCTGCTCGGTCTTGGCCGCCTGCCCCTTTTGATAGGGCATCCACTCGCAGGTGCCGGGCTCGCGCGTGATGGTCGGATCCTGATTAAGCGGCACGTTGGTGCGCCAGTAGCACTCGCCCTCGCGATCTATGATCATCAAATTGACCAAGCCCGCATGGTGCACGTGCGCGATGATGGCGGCGAGCGGCTGTTCGCCCGGATCCTTGCGGCCCATTTCTGCTTTGGTGGCCGGCGTGTACCAGACGACGCGGCCGACGGTGGGCTCGATCATCACAGCACCTTGACCGTGACGCGACCGCTCGATGCCCTGCCCCATTGCGGCTCGACCACGACCAGGCCGCTCTTGATGAGCTCCTTGCGCTTACCCTCGGAAAGTTTAAGCCATGCCTCGGTCTGGATTACCGGCACGTCGCCCTTGAACTCGGCGGCGACCGCGCCCGAAGCGCTCACGTAGCCTTTCGATCCGAAATTCTCCTTGAAGCTGGCACCGGCTTCGGTGGCAAACTCCTTGAGTTCGGTATCGAGCTCGGCGATACGCGCATAGGACGGCCCAAGCTTGCGCTCGAGCGCGAGGCGTTCCTCGGCGATGTGGCGACGTTCGTTGAGTTTAGGTGCAGGGGCGCGGCGGCTGGTGGCGGTGGCCATGGGATCCTCCGGGGATGGTAAGAGGATCGGCGGAAACCTTTAATTTCTGCTTATCGGCCTCGCGCAGCCGCTTCTTAGTCATTTCGACATAGGCGTAGTTGGCTTGCGGGCATCCCATGACGTCCGCAAGCGTTAACTATTTCTCAGCCGTAGTTGTGGGGACGATAGTGTTCGGTCGTGTTGCCTTCCCAATTTTCGAGAAGGCCCCACCCCCACCAAGAATTAGGATCAACGCCCAAGTGCAAATCATCTTTGCCGTAGGCATCCATGCCTTCTTCCGGCTTGCCGACGTAGTATGTCTCGTAATCGTTGCTAGGGCCTGTGAACGCCCAAAGTTCGAGCGCGTGGCCTTCCTTGTCAATTTCCATGGCAACAACCCGATGCACCGAGATAACCTTGTGCATCTTGGTTCCGCTTTCGGCGTGACGCCGATAGAGTTTCAACGTGAACATCCTACTTCTCCTACTTCTGCTATGCCCGGAGCCGCCGGGCGCGGTATCTACATCTAGTGGTCCTCAGAGTTTGTGTGTCTCAACCGGATAAGCATGGTTTAATCTTTACTTATCGGGCCGGCAATTTGCCAGCGAGCCATTGGCATCGACGCTGCAGAGGATCGTCCCGCCGCTGCCCGGATCGATCACGAGATGGTCGGCTGGAAACAGCACGGCAAATAACCATAAGCCCGCAATACAAACCAACGCTGCCGCGATCAAAGCCTGTATGCAGCGCGCGAAATTAGCCCGCCAGAGCAATTGCCGGCGCCAGGCCCTTGCCATGCCGGCGGTGTCGTTGTCGCGTGAGCCCCGAGTCGAATCAGCTTTGCCCGAAAAACCTCGATAAGTTGGCATCAGCTCGTCACTCCAAGATTATTTTTCAGCCGATATTGCCATGTGATGAACGGCCCGTATCCGCCTTCGACCAGCTCTCCCTTCCGGTAAATTGTCTCTAACCATACCCACATTCCCTCGCAGACGACAGGATGCCAAGCGTACCAGCGGTGCCAATCTGGGATTTTCAATTTGCTTTTTAATTTCTCTCTATGGGTCGGCCACCTCATAATTTTATCCTCCGCAGAGTCGAATCAATGCGCTTTGATGATGCTGCGTTTTTCGCCATGGTGAGTCGAATCCTCCGTTGAAAACATTGACAAACCTACGGCCTGCCCAGCCGTGCGCCGGCGGCAAATTAGTGAGGTTTTTCAGCGCCCGATTCGACTCCGCGTTTCGACTCCATAAACCTAAGGCGATCGCGTCCACGGGCACGCGCTGCGTCTGCCAAACGCACCAGCGTCGCGTTGTGGGGCTGATAGGTTGCCTGCAGCTCGCGATTGGCGTCGATCGAGTTTGCCATCTTGCCGGCGAGCGCTGCCGGATTGACGTCGCCGGCGGTCGCCTCGACTGCGCCGGATCTGCGGAAATCCATTAAGGTCCGGCTATCACCGGGAAAGATCGCAGCGCGCACCGCTCGAAAATCCTTGCCCAGACTGTCGGCGCGGTAGGGGGCACCGGCGCGTGTGCGAAAGATCGGCGCGTCCGGGTGCAAGGCGTAGGGCAATGCCGTGATGAGCTCGTTGGCGCGGTCGCTGAGCGTGCCGATCGCCGCCTTGCCTGTCTTGGCCCGGGCAAGCTCGAAAAACGAACCAGCGCCGTCCTGGCGCAGCTGGGCGAGCGTCAAACTACGCACGTCGACCGGCGAAAGCATGGTGTCCCAGGCCACCTGCAGGGCGGCCGCCAGACCGAGGTAGTCAAGATCTAGAGCGGTATTGACAAGTTGCAGGGCTTCCTTGGCAAGCCAAATCGCATTGCGCGGCTTTGGGGTGCGTCGCCGCACGCCGGCCGATGGATCTGCCGCACGGTCGCAGTAAAGCGCGCCGGTGGCCGTCCTTAGGCCTGCCATCATATGCCAGAGGGCTCGCCAGATTTTCATGGCGCGATGCGCCTCACGCACGCCGACGTCGCCCAGCAGCGCGCCATACCAAGCGTCAATCTCCTCAAACGAGACGCCGGCCGGCGCGCGCTCACCGAAAGATGGTGCAATATGCTTCCAGCCGCGCAGCCAATCCTCGCGCGTGCGCGGTTTTTTCTCGCGCCAGGTCCATGTGTTTCGGATCCGCGCGAAGGCCTCGGCGATTGAACCGGGTGCCACGGCCGGCAGAAATGGCATTGTCGGGACGTTGCCGCGACAATGCCGCACCGCATCCCAGCGCGCATTGCATTCCGCCGCGATCGCCCAGGCGGCCGGTCCGTCCTCGCCGCAGTCCACAAGCCGGAAACCCAATTCAGCCATGCGGGTCGGCTTACCGCTGCGCGCAAGGCAAGGCGCCCAATAGCCCCAGCGCGCCGCGCCAGGACG